GTTTTCTTCATTGTTTTCTAAAATGGCTGTTCCATCTTCAATATTCACAACAATGGTAAGGCTTTCTATTGCTGTAATCATATCATCTAATCTTTTTGACAATAAATCATATGTGATGCCGAGCACTGAATTGGTGCTTTTTACAAGAGTTTCCAATGGAGTAAGTTTGTTTTCTATATTTGTTCGGACGTCTTCAACATCGCCGATGACTTTTCCAACGACTTTGTCATAGTTTCCTGCATAAGCTTTAAAGAAATCCAGATACTCGCTAACGAAGGTTTCATATGCCGAGACATCATCCGTTGTTGCATCAGGAGATGATGCTGCCGCAAAGAGCGTATCATATTTGTCTTGATAGATCTCAGCGCTCTGTACTGAAGACAGGCTGCCACCACGAAGTTCGAATAGAAGATCGTCGAGCGATGAATAAAGCTCTTTGAACTCTTCAATCATATTCGATGTATCTTCACGAATTTTTTCAAGGATATCTACCTGCTCAGTTAAGATTGGCAAAGTAGCATCATAATAGGCTGTTATTTCTTCGTTTGAAGCTCCAATGCCAGGGAAGTCAAGATTTAGGAATTCTGAATCTAGGGTTTTGAATTGGTTTATCCAGTCTGAGGTTTCCCAGTCTCTTCTTTCAAAGGCTTTATTGTTTTCTTTAATTTGATCTTGGAGGGCTTTGAATGGAGCTTTTAATGTTTCTTTTAGGGCTTTTCCCCATGTTTCTAGTAATTGTGTTTGTTCTGCTACTTCTGCCCCAGCATCGATTAAAGCATCTAACCATGTTTTAAACTGGTCATCAACTCCTTGGAGAGATTTGGCTAACTCTGACGCTGTTCCGGTAACATCAGACATGTATCGGTTAACTTGTTTCCAAGTATCAAGCCGGATGTCACTGAAGGATTCTTTAATTGCTGCCGTGGTATCATCCCACAGAGCTATGATATCATCCTTGAGATCAAGCTGTAGCCAAAGCATAGTATCGTTAGTATCTTTTGCCAGTGTCTCAATCGTCTCAAATATGGCAAGCACTTCTTCTTTAGAGCCTGCATTGGCTACCATTTTTTCAAGATCCAGGAAATCTTCCTCTGAATCCATCAGCCCCAGCTCTTTTATTACTGCTAAGGAAGATTCCAATGAACCCTTTAATCCATCAAAAAATGTATCGTTGGCATCTTTTAAGGCAGCTCCAATTGCGGTTATGTCTTCTGTCCAACGCCCAGAGAAATCAGAAAGCGTGTCTATAATATCATCATTTATTAATTGAAGGCCTTGCTCAAAATCTCGAATTGCTTCGTCAATAGTCTCGAGCAATGGATCAAAGTCAGCTTTAAGATCAGGGTCTTTAGTGAATTCTTGCATTTCCGCTATGGCATCACGAAGGTCATATAATCCCATTCCCATAAGCTCGTCAATTGTGAATAGCGCATCCCAAGTTTTTTCCCATTCTGAAATATCCGGTGGCGAAGGTACCCATTCATCCCCACGGTCATTGTCTGGAGCATCTCCTGGCATTGGATCGATAATTTCTGGATCGGCAGGAACAGGATCTAAGAAATCAAAATAATCATCAGGATCATTTGACCAATTACCACCTGGAATGTCAAAATCATCATTACCTGTCTGATCATTGATTCCATCCTCAGTAGTGTCTGGATCAAGCCCATCATTTGAATCTTCTTCGAGTATTGTTACAAGATCTGAATTGTTAAGTGCTTGATCAAATCCTACAATTATTTTATCAGCAACGTTATCAATTGATAAAATGCCAGGAAGAGGAGCTTCTGCATCGTCGGGTGTCCAGTTTGCCAGGAAACTTGCATAAGCATCTTCTCGAATAATATCATATGCGACAGGGACCGTATTGCCAGCTATGTCTGCCAGATTATCGTTTGCAGCAACAAGTAAATCGTATATTTGTGCTTGCCACCTGCTTACATCATCGTTAAGAAGTACAGCTTCCATTCGATCATTGCTGGCCTTTAGGTTCTTTTTGATTTCTTGCAATTCTTCGAGCATTTTTTTAAGTTTATCTTCGGAAGAGCCTCTACCACTTCTGGACATTTGTGAAAACATATATCCAACAGCGAGAGCCGCTGCTCCCCATCCGGTAGATGCCCAAGCCGCCTTTGAAGCATTCGCAGCTGCAATGTTGGCAGCGGCTGCTGCCTGTGCAGCTTCTATTTGGGAGGCTGCCGCAGCCTTGGCAGCTGCTGCTTGTATAGTTGCTGTTACTTGTGCATCTATAGCCATTTTAGCGTAAGACATAGCAAATTCGATTGCCATGTCTACAGTAAATTCTGAAATACTTTCCGCGAGATTTCCTACTATTTCATCCATCTTATCTGCGAAGAGATCTCCACTTTTAGCCAGCTCAGTAAACCAATCCTTAAAACCCGAAGCCATGCCGTCTCTAAGCCCTTTGCCAATCTCGTATCCAAGTTGACCAAATTTTAGCTTTAAGCCGTCCAATCCAGCGAAGCCAGCATCAAAGCCAGCACCGAAATCCATTCCTTCTGTAATCTTTTTAAGGTCGTTGACTTCGTTTTTATAGTGGTTGATTTCATTGATCGCAGTATTGGGTACTCCAAAGGCTTTTAGGTTTTGAGTTTCAAGATCTATGAGTTTTTTATTGTACTCGTCTAAAGCAGGCGATATATATCCGACTGAGGTAAGAACCTCATTGATAATAACTATTTGTTCTGCCCAATCCTTTTTAAAGGTAGCGAGCTCAGATTTTATACGAAATTTATTAAGGTATTCTGCAATGCCGGGAAGGTTGCTGAACCTTTCTTCTGCATAAGATATAAGCCCAGCAAGTTGTTCTTGTTCATGTTGGATACCTTCGTCAGTTACCATATTCGTCAACTCTTGGAACATCAATGTATCGGCATATTCTTTTTCAAGGATTTTTTTATGATCCTGATAGCCTTGTTCCAGCGCAAACTTCTCTGCTCCGAAAGCTTCGCCATATAGTTCTATGTAAATTTGTTTTAATTTTTCAAGGCGTTTACGACGATAATCAAAGTAATCATCTGTTATTTGGCCGGTATTTTTAATCAAACTTTCTTCTTTTTTATATATGTCTTCAATTAATTTAAGCTCTCCGGATAATTGTGTTAATCTACTGGCATCAGCTCCGACAGTCAGTGTGTCTAGTTCGGCTTGAGTTGAATTCATGATTTCTCTTAACTTCTTATATTCATCATCAACTTCTTCTGTAGCTGCGAATGCCTTCGCTTTGTTCTTGGCTTCTTTCTTATAATCGGCCATTTCTTTTTGGAGCAGTGCAACTCTTGCAGCCTTTGATCCAAGAGCAAGCTTAACTTTTTCCTCTTCCAGGGCCCTGACCTCAGCCATGATTAATTTATGTGTGCCAGAAACCTCTCCCGTGATATCATAGGTTGCTGCCATTTTTGCTGCCGCTGCTTTTCGTTCATCAAGCTCATGATCGATTTCAACAATCCTTGCAGCTGTTTCATCTTTAGCAATTGTGCGCATCTTCTTGGCACTGGCTTCAGCCTGTGTTTGTTTATCCATCCAGTATTGTACGTTATATTTTAAGGACAGTTCAGAACCTTCTTTAATAGCGTCAGCTTCGGCTTTCGGCAAAGTAGTTCCTAAATCCGTAACAGCTTTGACAGCAGCCTGAGCTTCCAGCATAGCCTTTATTCTTTCTCGATATTTTTCTGGGATATTAGCTCTTTCGTAAGCTCGCATCTCAGCAGCTATAGCTGCTTCTGCATTTTTAGTATATTTTTCAGTAACACTACCTGTAAGCTCTTTAACCTTCATTTCTTGATTAACAGCAGTAATAATTTTTTGTCTTTGCTTTTCTTCAGCAGCAAGTTGTTTATCACGGCCCCTTGCACCGGACAGTGCAGCTATTTCCAGATAAACCTTAGCCATATCTTCTGCAATGCCTTTTTGTTTCATTATCTCTAAGGTGTCGTTTGGATCGACAACGCTTACATCGATACCTCTGCTTTCAGCAAATTCTTCCAGATCAGAAAGAGCTTCTTGTATATCCAAGCTCATAAAGGCTGCAATTTCTTTGCCACCAGGAAGATCCATCTCAAAGCTTCCTCTTTCTGATGTTCCATGCATACCAAATTTATAATCGGCTCCAAGACCTATAGACTTCATTATGTCTTCAAAGCTTTCACCTTGCATGGTGAATAGGTCTCTTAAAAAACGATCATATTTGCCTTTATCACTACTGCCTTCAGAACGTCTGGCATAAAGTTGGTCACCTGATTCTTCTACCAATGCACTGGCAGCAGCGGAGGCTATCAACCCAAGCATCGTGTTTTCTATAACCTTGCCGGTTGAATCCGTTTCACCGTCTTTAGCTTGACGAACAGATTCAGCAGTATCCATTGTGGCCGTACGAATGTCCCACAGGGATCCGTCTGCCAGCTTTATCTTGAAGGTGTCACCATCGATTACCTTCTGGATTTGCATTACGCCAGTCATTGCCTGACTTATGCCCATCCGTTCTTTTATATTTAGCTCACCCCATACAGCATCTTCTTCGGTTTGTTTGTCCACAGCCTGCTTCGTGTTCTCTGTGGCTTCCGCTATTCTTTTTTGATATGCCATGAATCCGTCTGACATTTTAAAAGAATCGTCAACTTTGTGTTCAGATTGCGGAGCTGGTCCGCCAAGAATGTCTCTATCTTTTTGAGACAGCTTGTCCATGGCCTCCGTCATTCCATCGATTTTGTCTGAAACCTCAATGAATCTTTCGAGATATTTATCAAGTAATTCAAGACCTCTTATCAAAGAAGGGGTAATGGATTTGGTGAATGCCATCGCCGATTCTTTTAATAGCGCAGTCGTCTTTGAGAATTGTGAAGTCAAGGTACCTTTGCTTGATTGTTCATTCTTTTCTCTTTGGAATGCAAGGAGGCCTAAGACTTCATTGGTTTCAAGACCTTTTTTTCGAAGCTCTTCTATTTTTTCGATATTATCGCTAATAGATCCTAGCCCTGCTCGAGAAGCTTCGGCAGCAGCATCTTTGTACATAGCAAGTTCAGCAGTTGTGGCGCCAACAGATGTTTTGATTTTAATAAAAGATTTTTCGATATCAAGGAGAGGACTTACTACAGCTCTAAGCCCTTGGACGATGTTCTGGAATACGAATAGGGTAGCAGCTGTACCAGACATGATAATTGAAACTCGTGCAAAGTAGGAATTCATAAATCCAAATCCCCTTCTAGCACGTTTTTCAAATTTTTTGAGCGATCGTTCTGCTTTGTTTATAGCTCTATCAGCTTTTTTCCATTCATTAATATCTAATGGAACTCTTTTCCCAGCACCAACTACAGCGTCTCTGGTATCATCTGGTGTATAGTTCGCTATAGTTCTGTTCATCTCAGCCAGTTCATTTGCTTCCTTGAATCGGCCTGCACGTTCAAGTTTCTTTTGCATGCTGTCGAGGCGTCTTAATGATTCTGTGTATCTGTCTATCCATTTAATAGAATCTTGTCTTGCCAATGCTTCATTAGCCTGTGCCAATGCAGCATTCCTATGCTCTTGGGTAGACTTTCCCATTACCTCAACGTTTTTTGTGAGAGCTACTTTTTGCTCTTGCAAAGAATTAACAACGGCTTTGTTATCTCGCTTGTGTCTTCTTATTAGAAGTTTAGTTTCAGCCAGTTCCGAATTGAGTTTTCTTTGTTTCATTATGACGCGATCAAGCCTGCCGGCTTTTTCCATGAAAGGCTCAACGCGTTTTAGTTTTTGATATTCATTTTCTAGAGAGGCTACATGATCTGTAAGCATTTCTAGGTCTCTTTTATATGTGTCGATTTGATCATCGACGCCCTTAACAGCTCTTTCCACTTTTTCCAAACTGTCAACAGCTTCTTTACTGGCTTTGTGCGAAAAGCTATTTGCAGCCATTTCAGCATCAAGTCTTCGCTTGAATTTCCTTGAAAGCTTCTCCTCAGCTAATCCAAGTGAATCAACTTCTCTGATTACCTTTTGGGCATCTTTAGACGAAAACCTTATATCAATGTTAAGAGCCATTATTTTCTTCCTCTTGCTGCCTTAGCGTTTTTCTTTTTCTTTTTGTCTTTTTTGGAGTGGTGCTTAAGAAAAGTTCTATCGAGGATTTGGATTCTGGTGAGCAATAATTCACGTTCACGGGTGTTATGGATTCCAAAGATTTCCATGTAAGCGAGAATCTCTGACATTTGGATACTACCAAGTCCCATTCCGATTTGACGAGAGCCAGAGAGTCTCCAGAAGGCTTTCCAGTCTCCATAAAGATCTTCATACAGCTCTGGCTTATCGTCAAGAAAATCAAACTCGGCACCACCTTGTTCCTCTATCTCTTGGAACCAGTCAGCCTTTTGCCCATACTCAAGGTGCCAGGTTAGCACCTCTATGAGTTTTTTTCCGTATCCTCGTCAGGACTCAACGCTTCATCATCAAGCTCTGTTTCTGGTACTTCGAAGTTTGTTTGGTCGGAAGCAAAATCGATGATCTCAACAAAAAGCTTTTTATATTTTGTCAGGGCTTCGATTTTGTTTTCAAGGGTGCAAGGCACTTCATTCCCTTCATCGTCCAGTACACCTTTCCAATCAATTAGTATTGATTCGCCTACGATCTTTGCCATAACAGCTCTATAACGAACACGATTACGGCGGCTGGCTGTCAATGCCTTCGAATACTTCCGTTGGACCTTCTCATGTTCCGGACTGCCAGTTTCACGGATGATGAATCTCAGTGGTTCGTTCTTACTGTTGAACCCAAAGTCCAGTTCTGCGATGTCCAGTTCAGATGTGAATTCATCTTCAAATGTTGCAAATTTCATTGTTAAGTCCCTCCCCGTTAAATTATATTCCCCGTTGTTATTTGGGCCGGAGCACCAAAGTCTGCATGACGGGGCCACAAGCAGAATTCGTAGAACTACTCCGGCCCAAAACTATTTAGTAAGAAAGAGCGCTGCTACGCTCAATTACGATTTGAGCTGCCTCGGACGTATCATAAATGGCTCTGAAACCCAGAGTCTCCATGATATCTGTATCCTGGCCTGTAGCATTCGCTGTATCGGACTCATACTTTACCAATGGGAAATTGAAGCGAATGGTATTGGAATCCGCGTCTGTCAGAGTAAACTCCATGGAGGTCTCTGTTCCACCGATAAATTTGTCATAAAGAGATTCGTCCTCGAAGTACGCTGTTACTGTACCGGTAATATCACACTTGCCGGCTGAGATCTGGATAGGTGTATCCTGACCAAGTGCAGGCAGAGAACGAAGATTATTGGAAAGAGAAAAGGAAATTTCAGAAAGATAAATTCCTGACAGGGCTACACCACCTTCTTTGATGGTTCCAACATTTCCAATTCCGTTGAAGGGATCTGTAGTGGAGGCTGCCTTTGGTGTCGTATTGGAGCTGGCATCAAAGGTTGTCTGTTGCAGACCCGTTGCAGGGAATCCACCCATAAAGTCAAAACTACCTGTTACGATGGCACCGGCTGACACTGTCAGATTGAGAGTGTTAACAACTTGGCCTGGAAACATGAAGAATTGAGTTTTGTCGAGATTGGCTCGTTCCACTGAGAATGATGTCTGGGTAACACCATTTTTGATTTCTTCGTTTCCGCCACTTGAATCTTGCTCTGTCCAACCCGAAGAAAACAGGGCCGCAACAAGCAGGTCATCGTAGCTTCCAGAAGAGAGTTCAAAGTTAAATCCACCCCCGGAATATTTACTGGCCTGAATCAGCGCTGCAACGTTTCGATCATTTCTGATCTCAGCACTGGTGATATTGTCGATATTATGGACAAAAGATTCACCAGTAATTCGCAGTGCTTGAAGTTCAGGGGATGCGGGGGTAGTGTTCCATGTCTGTTCCGCGATATACGCGAGTCTTGTTCGATTCGATTCTGACATTGCAATGTCCTCCTATTAAAGGATTTCGTTCCTGTAGAAAGGAACGGTTACTGTGTAGATAAACCAGTCTTCAACCTTACCTAACCTGTTTATCATTGGTGCACCGCAGTTTATGCCATTGAAATGTTCTCCCCTGAAAATTTCAGCCGCTGTGTCTGCAAGCACCTTTGCCGCCCTGGTTCCGGAGTTCAAGGCTGCAAATATTTTTATAGAGATAATGCCCCGCATCCTATACATCATGTCATCACCACCGAAGCCAGCTACGTTTGAGCTGCTATTATGAATTTCAATTTCCACATAACTGTTGCTGGCTGTGGGAACATAATCTACATTATCCCATTTTATATCAGTTGTTGATCCCCACTCTGTTCCAAATCTATCTTCTATATATTGTGCTTCTGTTTCAAAGCTCATTTTATTTTTGCCTCTTCAGCTTTTATTATTGCTGGGGCTTCTTCCATCATATCAGCAAGTGTATGATGGTAAACGAAATACCCGGGTGTCATTTTCCACCCTATGCCAACTTCTACGCTGATTGCATATTCTGCTGTATTGTTTATTGTTATCTTTTTTGGATTCTTTGCCTTTGCGATTACTCGTTGACCGTTGGCTATGGCGAATCCTGTTGCGCTTCTTCGGTTTTTTTGTGGTGCATCAAATCTTTCATCTGTTTCTTTTTCAGACGAGACCATGCCGCCAATGGAAACCTTATGGCTTGATACGTATCTACCTGTATCTATTGGTGATCTTGATACAAGCCTGCCAAGTGTCTTTCTTGCTATGGCCTTAACAACGTTGCTTCCAAGTTTACTTATCTGGATCTTTTGCTCGTTCAGAGCTTCTTGGAATCTTTCATGCGTTCTAAGCATGTGCTGTTTTGATATTGTTGGACCTGGCATTATGGCTTCCTTATAAGAAACTTCCACAGAACGTCTGCGCCGTCATCTTTTATTTGGGTTATTTTCCATTCGCTTGTTCCGTCAATAATAATATCATTTACCTTTGGTACCGGTGTCAAGCTGTATTGTGGAATCAACGCCCATTCATCGTTTGCCTGTATGATTCCTTGGCCTACTTCGTTGGCGTTTACCCTAAAAATCAACATAGAAACAGTGTAGTCTGTATAGGTACTGTTTACTGTACCAGTACTTGTATCATATCCAGCACTATTTGTCATGCTTCTAAATGTAACGGATCTTTTTACATCACCTGCCGCAGTAAAAGCGGCTACCGCTGCCTTTCTGAAAGCTGTTTTTAAGGATCCAGCCATTATGTCCTTTCAAGAACTCTGCTTTGGTTGGTAAATTTTTGTCCGTATTGTTTGACCATATTCCATACTGATAAAGGAATGGACCCTGTCTCGCTCCACTTATCAACTTCGATTTCAAGGACATCGATCTTCAGTTTCTTGAATCCTGCCAGATCGTTATCCCCTGTTGGGTCTTCGTCTATCAGATTTCTTGCGTATTCCGCAGTTGCACTTTTTAAGAAATCTGGTATAATGGAAGATTCAATCAGGTATCCATCAAGGTCATAAGTGAAGCTACGGGGCCAGCGCAATGCCTGTGTTTCTGACGTTTTATACCCACTCCAATCGATCAAGTTGTCAAGCAGGCGGGTTGCCCACATCAGAGCAGCCTCTTTTGTGTCATCGGAGGCGGCTGTCCATGTCGCTACATGAAGTCGCATCTCATGATACAAGTCAGCATCGTCAAGTGTCACATATGAATTAGCATTGGCCAGCCCCGAGCCGGTTTCAACTATCATGTCTGCCATGATTGTTACCTCACTTTAATGTATTGATGATAAAATGATCTTTTTGGTCCAGATGTTAGTTCTAATTCGAAAATAAGGGTGACCTTTTCCCCTTTATATGAATCACCTGGATACGACAATGTAATATGAACTTCATTGTCATTTACAACAGTGATTGGATATGAACTATCATCATCAACAAGCCCTGGAACTAATGTAAATAAACTTAAGTCGGACTTTCTTTTAACATTCCCACTATATGCTTTAACCTCTGCATTAACCACTGTTGTTCCGAATGGAATTAATCCGTCATTTGCATCAGCCGTTGAGCAAATTGGAAATGTGAATTTATAAACACCCCAGTTCAGTGTGTTATAACCAACTTCGATTTCTACTTCGAATTCTGCCATTTTATTCCACCTCTCCAATGAGTGCAAAGGTTTCAACTTCGGTTGTAGTTATGCTGAAGTCTTCAACATCTTCTGTCTCTATGCCGAATTCTTCCACATCAGTTGTATTAATGTCAAATGCTTCAGTCATCTGGTTCCCATGTAATGCTGAATTGTTCAGTTATTATTGTTCTGATGTCTTTTAATATTTTGTATACATATTCAACAGCTTCTCCAATATTACCCAAACCTAAAGCAATTTGTTTTGATCCAGCAAATCCTAATCCTGTGCCTGGTTGAATATTAAACACTGCTCTTTATCTCCTGTGCGAGGACGCCGGCTGCCATATCAGAAATATTATTCCCATCACTGTCTTTAAGATTTTTTTGAAGAATTGGTGTTGAATTGTCGTCATCGTATATAATAAGACGCCAGACATTACCTGATTTGTCCAGAACTTTTTTGTTTTTTATAACCTTTAGCAGAAAGACCGCATCCGAATGGCCCCACACCGCTGCCGTTATCTCAGACGCTGATGGTACGTTTTGTTGTACTGCTTCTCCAGTAGATCCAACATCGGTGTGAGCGCTGATTGCTTCGTCCCAAACACCATCTACGATATCGTCCTTGTCTTGTTGAGTAACTCCAGAACCTTGTGTTACTACTTGAAGACCAGCAGAGTTTGTCGGTATGACCTGCACTTGGTTCTGATTAAGAATATTATTTTCGATATCAAAGAAATTGTTGTTTGATCCAGCAAGTCTGCAAGACCATTGAGAATCTGGAGAAAATGTAATTGAATATCCATTGATAATTTCAATTGTTCTGGCATAAGTGATCCCAGCTACAGTAATTTCGGTATTATGCTGATGTGTATCAGGAAATACTATTCCTTCTTCAGAATCTTCCCAGCTCTTTAATTGAAGCCTGAGCCAGTCTGTATCCAGTTCGTACAGAGTTCCGGTCACATGAGACAAATCGGATTGCGGAACGGTAATCACTCCCGTTACTGGGTCTATTGATACCGCCATGACTTACCTCTTATTTCTTAAGTTTTTCTCTTAAGTTCTGAATTTCCTGCTGCAGTTCTTCGATGACTGCATCCTTCTTCGATAATTCTTTTTGTATGACATCTGTCTGAAGTGCTTTTTGCTGCTCCCACTGGGTTTTCTCCGCAATTAACATTTGGTTTTGTTCAGACAGGATTCTCATGTTAATTTCCATTTTTTTGCATGACTCATTCACGGAGGCCAGAAGTCTTTTCACATAATCATACTTTTTCTTTATTTCTTTGATATCTTCAACATCGTCAATATCAGGCACTTCTCTTACTAAATGGATATGTTTTTCTTCTGGCATTATTCGTCTCCTACTAAAAATATGTTTCCCGATAGACCTGAACTGGTTATGGTTCCTGAATAACTTCCTGGCTTATAAAACGGGCTGGTAGATCCCAACCTTGCTTTTCCTGAAACGGGCTGGCTTGATGTGTACCTATGTTCATTCGTCAAAGCTATTCCTTCTGAATCTGTATCATCATCAATTATTACTGATGTTGCCGTTGGAGAACCTGTTGCAGGGGTTGTAGGTGACCCACTAACTGTAAAAGTATAGGTATTCACTGATGTGATTGTTATCGCTTTGATTCCATTATATTCATTTTGAGTCGCACTTTCAATCAATATTTTATTTTCTGTCACCAACCCATGTGCTGTGTGGGTTACTGTAGCCTTTGGTGGATAGCCAGACCTTGTTATAGATATGGAGTCTTCAAAAGGCAGAGGTCCACCGGTAGCAGCGAGCAAAAGCACCCTGGCATCTGAAAGCACTGTACTGTCTGCTGCGTCCTTTACAGTAATTTCCGCACTGACAGTTTCTATTACTGCAATTGTCCCCTCTGTTGGTGAATACGCTTTAGAGGTTTCAAAGTTTGAAGTTCCCAGATTGCGAATAGTTAAAGTGCCTCCTCCTAACCATCTGATGTGAAATTTGCATTCGTCCGGCCATACCTGATCTGTTATATCGAGGTTGAGATCCCCTCCACCTGTCACATCTTCAATGTCATAAGTCAGGGGCCAGTCCTTATGGGTTTGAGAGTCATAGGCATCCATGGCGGTCTGCATAGCAGCTTCTGTTCCAGCTGAAATAGTATGCTCTGCCAGAGCCCCTTCTCTAAAAAGCTCATCTCTGATCTGGGCCGTTGTCAGAGGAGCACCGCCGCCAATCCCAGACCAAGTCCCCCAGTGAGCCAGATAAGCTGGGTTGCAGGCATTATAGGCAATATCAACTCCGCCTGTGTCAAGGTTGGCTCCGGGATCGCCAAAGCTCCAATCACCAGAATGAGTTGACATAGTTGTGTCTGATCCCAGCGTCCCTGCGTGATCCGCTGTCTGCAATACGCCATCAATGTATAAATCGAAGTGGTCTCCGAATTCCGCTGCTATGTGCAAATAATATGGTCTTGCTGTCGTGAGTGCAAAATCAGAATAATGCTGATATTTAAAATCAGGATCTCCGCTTGAGTCTGCCACATTAATCATCAGCCTGCCGTTGGGCATCATCAGGGCATAGATATTGTTTACACCACCACCTTCTTCGTAAATGATAGCAGGGTAAGTCTGCAACGCTTCTATCCTGACCCATCCTCCAACATTTCTATACGTATGGGTGTTGGTGATATTTGTATAATCAGAGTTTGCAGGCTCAGACCCATCAGCAGAATCGCTGAGGTTAAATGAATGTGTGTTCGTCCTACAAATTGGAGTTGCACTGAAAGTTGGTGTTCCTCGCTGTACAGCATTAAATGGTTTATTGTCGTTTCTGGCACCATCATCATCATAGCTGTTGTTCATTTTCCAGTACAAATCTGCGTCAGTAGAAATGATCGGAGCATACGGACCAAAGCCAATATTAACGGCTCTTTTATTGGATACATCACCAGTGTCATTTGTGACGACCAAATAATTAATACCATCCACCAGGGACCCCTGGGTCACATCGTACTGGATTGAGGTGTCTGACCAGCTGTCAATGGACTGGGCTGTTTTAACCGTCCCAGAGTCATCATTTGTGTCACTCCACAGCTCAAGCTTGCCTGTCCCCTGTGTGCTTTCAAACCCATCTCCCCCAACTGTTTTATTGGTATCATTCCACTGCATCTTTGTTCCTGTTGCTGGGCTTGTGAGATGAATTGGCTGGAGCTCATTCAATGCCACCGTGTATGTATGATATTCAGGAGTTGTGTTTGCAGCACCATGAGTCCAATCGGGAGGAGAATATGTTGCAATGGTATCAATTTCTATATCAGCAGAGAATATATCTGTATGATCCCATGTATGTTGAGCAGAACCACCATATTGATAATCTCTTATAGTGAATCCAGTGGGTGCCCCAACAGAACTAATATCATCATGGGTAGCAGCATGAAAACAAATTACCTTTGTATTGATATAGGACACTTCAGCATCTGGATTAGGAGGATTGCAATCATTTTGAGCCCATTGCCAAGCAAAATCATTTATGGGCTCAACCGTATCAACATTATCATAAACCAAGAAGATACCAGACATTACTGAGTTTGTTCCGCCAGACCACCAAGTAAAAGTAGGATTAGACTCGGACCCATCGTGGAATTTATAAAAAATCGCTGTTTCTTGATCTCTTCCACTAGTAGTCCGGTGATAATCAAGTCGAGTCCATCCGTTGCCACCACCACCATCATCATCCCATTCTTGTGCCCCTGTGTTTTCAGATTGTTTCACAAACACAATCATAAAATCACCTTGGCTGGCACCCGCAGGGATAGTAAAAGTTAAAGACACCGCTGCCAGTGTTCTTTGAGAATTTCCATCTTGGTATGCTGGAGATGCCATTAGGTTTCTCTCTCCGCTTCAAGTTTTCCAGGGCCAGTTGCCGTGGGATACTCATGAAAATAATCATCCCACTGATACGGATATACAGACTTTAACTTAGAGTCTATATAATTAATCATGCTTAACCGTTCCTTTTCTTTTTCAGGTTCGTCAAAAGAGACTTTCTGCAAAGCTTCCAAGACTATAACAGCTTCTTTAAAGCCTGCTCCAAAATGATTTCCAAATGGAACACTCATTATTCGTCTCCCGTTAAAAGCACCGTTATAGAAACTCCGCTCGATGTTATTGTTGAAGCAAAAGCTCCTGTTTTATGATAAGGGCTTGACGATCCTTTTCGGGCAAGCCCCCGTACCGGCTGATCTGCACTGTACAAAAAGGTGTTTGTTGCATCTCCATTTGAGTCCGTGATATCATTAAGCAAGACGGCAGTGGCCGTAATTGTACCGGTTGCTGGAGACGGGGTGTTACTTGAAGCTGAATAGGTATAAGCATCAACTGTGGTCACTGTGATTTGTTTTATGCCGTTATAGTCTCCTTGATTCGCATTTCGGATGCCAATGTAATCTCCAGTGGATAACCCATGAGCTGTATGCGATACCGTGGCGGTTCTTACTGATCTTGTAATCGTAACAACATCATCTGAAGGCAAGGCACCTCCTGAATCAGCCTCGACAAGAACTCTTGCATCATCTATTCCAGCAGAATCAGTAATGTCCAGAATCGCAACATCAATATCCACTTCAGTAAAGACCTGAGTACTACCACCAAAGGGATTGGCTACAATGGAGCAATTAGCTCCGTTTTTGTTTATAAGAGTTAATGTATCAGCCGTGCCATTATATCTGATATGAATCGATGCCAAGCTGTTAAATGTGATATTATCTAAATCCAATGTAAAATCGCCGCCGCCAGAAACAGCTTCGACTTCTATACAGCAAGCCGCATTTCCTCTTACTGTATCGGCATAAACATCTAAAGCAGTTTGCATTGCGGATTCAGTTCCGGTGCTAATTGTAACATCCGCTAAGGCTCCACGTTCAAACAATGTTTCTCTTACTTCAGTAGTCGTTAGAACTGCATCGGCTTCATCCCCCCAGCAACACCAGTGCTGATAGTAAGCATCAATAACTTGTTCAGTTGATCTGTTGTCTCCGGGACTTTGAATATCATCAGCAAAGTCGGTACCACCCATCCCAACATCAGTATGCGTAGGATCTCCAAATACGCCTACTTGAGCTCTTGCAGTTATGGTGGCCACATCGGGTTGTCGATCTGAAGGATCAGCGTCTAATTGAGATATTCCATCTATATAAAAGCGAACTTCATTTGCATATCCTGTTCCTTCAAATATTAAACAAAGATGGTATGATCGGTCGGGCGCAAGAATCATGTCAGAATAGACTTGAACCTGAAAATTTGCACCATCACGTATTTCAGCAACGACACTATTCCCAGGCATTAAATACATGTGACAACCGATTAGATAGGTTCCTTCGGAATAAATAACACACATAGGGAGCTCTACAGAATCTACTGCGAACCATCCACCCACAGCTTTTCTGGCATTCGCTGCATTCTCAATTGTGGTGGCCGTGGATAATAAGACTTTATCCGACCTTGCATCTATAGTAGCACAGAATGTGGCATCCTTGGCTATGGCAGAATGGGTATAGTCCATGGTCGTATCTGTGCCATCTATAGAACCAATCTGGTCGAGCGAATCACCATCGAAGTCCCAATGATGATCCGCCCCCAGAGTGGATATATCGTCTGAATAAGCCACAAACCACCTCTTTAGGCGTCAGGCGTTCTTGTTGCTGTAGCTGAGCCGCCTGCAGTCCCAAGGGTACCAGTGGTCTCGTAAGTCTTGATCGGAGAACCACCGCCGTCGCGCACCCGAATAAACAGTGTTCTCGGCGCATTGTAGATTGTGGTGAACTCCTCAGAGGTGGCGCCAGCCAATTTATCAATGTAACTGATAAAGATGTTCTTGGCTCCTTGAGCATCCAATGGATCGGTCCAGTCTGTGGATGCCGTGGTAAACGTCACACCGGAATAAGACGTATACGCTACTCTCCGGTAAATACCGGAGTCCAAATTAACTCGCACCGTTCCTGCTGCTGGGGTATCTACAGGGATTGCGCCGGAACAGACAATGGCTACCTGACCAGAAGCGGTCAAATCCGTATCAAGAGTCAATTGGTCATAATCAATATCAGTGGACTCATCATTGGTAACCAAGACATAATCTTCACCAGCCACCAAACCGGACACAGTGAATGTCACATTGTTTGGAGGCTGCTGGCTTGCATTTGCAAGGTCAAAAAGAAGGTCCGAACTGGTCAAATCAGCTGACTCAATGCCAACACCGTAACCACCGATGATAGCTGTACCAGTTGACTGCCCAAGGAAACAAGGCGAAAGCAGCCGAGAAGTAATGGTTGCGTCCGCGTCACAGGTCGCTGATGAATTTGTCCCTGTGATTTCCTGATCTTCGGTAACAATAGCCCCACTGGTTAACTGAATCCACATTGCTGTGGCTGCCCCAGGACTGTTGATGGCAAGCATATATCCGGTCCCGCCACTCCACGACACGGGCTCAAAAGCATCGAAGGTGCCGCCTGGATTATCTACAGCAATCTGATGGGTAATACCTCGAAACAACTCACCATCCATGCCATAGAGATCTTCAAGGTCGCCTGACGAATCTGAGGTCGCTCCTCTTCTCTGCAGCCACTTGGCCCGTTCATAGAGCTGATTGATCGTATAAGCTGCACGGTCCCATTCTGAATAGTAATACTTATCACCATCACCACCACCCAGATCAATCGCAACGTATCCTTCTGTGTTGTTGACAATGGTATCCCATGTTGCCACTGTACCGGCAGCAGTTGTGTTATTGAGATCGTCACTGGTAAAAATAGCTGCCGTGGAATTTCCAAGACCAAGTGTTACAGAGAACTCAGCATAGGTGTCCAAATACTCTCGAGCCTGAACACGGATCTTTTTTCCATCAACATCTGTACCACCTGATCTGGTGAGAATCATACAGCGCATCAGAATATTTGCCGTTGCATCACTGTTTAAACCAGTGCCCCAGAAGGGTGAAGAAGGTGTATGAACACCATCATCGTAAAGGGCATTGTCTTGAACAATCATCAGGGTGGTAGATAAGTTTACCGCGCCCACAACTACCAGACCCGAATAAACTTCGTCCCCAGAACCCTGCGTGATGGAGCCGTCATAAAGATGCTGAGCCATTTCAGCATCAATATTGTAAGTTCCATTCAGGGTAATAATGTTATCGGTTGAACGCTCGGAAGGGGTTGGACTGGTGATGTCGAGCAGATCATCACCAGACGCTTGCTGGTCATCAGCCAAGCTCTGCAGATACCTATGGAGTTCAAGAACGGTGTAGGGGCCATCTCCCGCCCCACCATCCTCCCATCGGATATCACCGTTCGTGGCTACGGATACGTCCGCTGCTGTAATTGCCATGGGAATATCTCCTGTCTATTAAAAGTTATCGTTTTGCCCCGGACGTTTTTTTCTTGTCTTTGGCTTCTTTTTCAGCCTTGGCCTCTTTGTCGGCCTTTTCCTTGGCTTCTTTTTCAGCCTTGGCTTCTTCGTCAGCCTTTTCTTTGGCCTCTTTGTCGGCCTTCTCTTTGTCAGCCTTTTTCTTTTCGTTTTCAGCAGCCTTTTTCAGCTCAGCTTCTTTTCGATCTTTCTCTTTTTTAGCTGCCTTTCTTTCTTCGGCCTTTTTTTCTTTAATGGCCTTTTCTTTTAAGGCTTCATTGACACGGTCTTCCCACAAAACATGAACGAGTGGGTTATAGTCCGACTTATTGATAATCATTTTCTGCGTGCTATTCGCAGGATGTACACACTCAACTGTCTCGAGTCTCATTCTTTGCCCCCATTTGGTTAAAATTTTGGTATAGAAAAAAAGGCGAGCGGATTAAATCCACCCGCCTTTTTTATATCAGGTTGAAGACTGAATGTTATGGATTAAGCGTTTCTTCGAGCTACAACCGCCAAGTTCGGGTCAAGACATTTGACACCAAACAGAACATCAAGGGTAATCAGTACCTTTGCATAGGAATCATCATATGCAAGGCGTGATCTGATCGAGAGTCCGGTTCTCGGATCGGTTGCCACAGCCATGCGCGCTCCGGCGTTGTTGCCCAGATCGGGGAGAGGGGCAAGAGCCAATGCGAAAGCATTTCTGTGGAACATCAGGTTTGGATAATAACTGTCAGCGTAATTTGTTGAATCGGCTGTTTCAAAGGTAATTACCTCAGAACCAGACATCGCTACAGCCAGTTTGGGCCAAATAGCCAAGGTAGCAACACCAGCTGACAGGACAACGTCTTCTGTCACTGTGTAGCGCTGGGTATCGCCAGCAATAACAAAACTGTCGCCAGCCTTGAGAGTCTTGGTAACGCTGGAACTGTCACCAGCTTCAAGGGATCCAACTAACAGAGATGATACGCCTTTTGCATGAGCACCGGTTACAACACCTACCAGATCGCTTGCAACTGATACGACTGTACCAGATGTATGCTGAGCCAATGTTTGCTGTACAAAATGCTCACAGCCAAACCGTTCCCCGAGGGAACCATTCAGCAGAGCCTGTTTGTTGGCATCGGCGCCAGCAATGCGAGCTGCATGAAATACTTCACTTTTCAGGAAGGCTGCTTCCATGGTGGAGTCGATTCCGAAATGGATCATATCGGAGTCAACAATGGTTCCAGCATTGTCCCGCAGGACTTTTCTGGCATCGACGATGTCATCAGCACCAGGAGATGCTGCGATGTCGAAAGACCACGGTACCTTCTGATAAAGGTTTGTAAGGGTTGTTTCGATGTAATGGGCCAGTGCATATGTGGCCGGGGAAAGGTGATCGGAAATGATTTTTTCTGTGGTGTAGGCCAGTTCCTTATCGGTCAAGCCAAACTTCACCTCACGCCAATTGTCCAGCGTCATGTCGATGCTGGTAGGTTCGAGATCCTGTACTGTGGATCCATTACCACCAACAGCGGTTGTGAAGGTACCGGGTTTACTGATCTGAATTGTATCGCCTTTGTTGGCTGATTTGCGTTCTGCATCGTATCCACGATGAACGCGAGCAGCCATGCCAAGGGCATCTTCCAGAACGATAAGCGCTTCTTGAGCATAAAAAATAGGATTATAAGGGTCGATTGTGTTCGGCATTTTAAATCTCCTTTATTAGGAAATTAGACGATCTTTATCAAAACCCCTGCTTTTTCTGCTTTTTCTCGCGCTGCTCGATATTTTGCGGGAACTTTTGCATCAGCTGCAGAGATCATAACGACTCCATCGTCTACGTTAAAGTTGCTCCCTGATCCAGGGCCCCCTCCTACTGAGGAGGAAAGAAAACGATCTTTCTCTGGATGATGCTCAATGATTGTGGATATCGCTTCATTGAAATTCGCCGGTTCACCGACATTTTTTCTGGATGGAATTTTTTCTCCGTCAATATACCCGACGAGCTTTGTCGTTTGACCCTCACCTTCAACTTTGAAAAAATCTTTGAATACATTGGCTGCGAGGTCCGGACTTAAAACGGTCTTTGGTTTTGAGCCGGAAAAGTATGGGCTTTGAGCGAAGTGGTTAGTGACAATCAAGTGTTCTATTGTCCCTTTTTGGGTTTCAGACAGGGCTGATAAGTCGCTTATCTTTGCCTCGAATACTTGCTTTTGTTCATCAAGTTTCTGGTCTGAGATGTCCTGCATCTGCCCTTTTAGCTTGTCGAATTCACCAGCTTCAATCATTTCTTTCCCATCAAGTTTTTCGACAACCGCAAGCGCATCTGCAGCTTTTTTAGGATCGATACCGTCGAAAACGTCCAGCTTTTTCTGCAAACCATTGGCTGTTTCGAAGTGACGATCTTTCTCCTGGGTTAACGCATTGACTTTAAACAATAATTTTGGTGCATCATGAACGATATCATTGTTTTTGTCATCAACATAAACCGGCATTCCATCCTGTACAACAACGTTTCCATCTTCATTAAGCTTCAGTTTCATGGCTTTGACCTCCCGTCGTGCAGCCTATCGCTGCGTTAATGCCATCTTAGAAGGTTAGATTGAATCGGGCATCCCGCCGCCTCCGACGCCTCTCGCATCTTTTGGCTTTCCCATCGCTCTTTGCTTCCGTATTTGTTAAATGGCCCCTTCACAAGCTATGGTTCAATACCATATTATTGTTGACAATTTTTAATTTATATTTTATTAAATGTCAACATATTTCTTCTTTATTCACTACTATATCTTGTATATTCCTATTATTAAGGACACCCTATATGGCTATTAATCTTAACAATCCAGTTGGTTATGGCAAGGAATTTAATGCAAGTTCCCGCGCTGTTAAAAACTACAAATTTAGGTCAAGACAGATTATAAGTCGTCGTGCAGATGTTCAAAGACAATGGCTTGATGGATGGACTCAAAAAGACATGGCGACACATCATAGCGTAAGTCTCGACACTATAAAGCGTGATGTAAAGGTTGTAACGCATAGGCTTTTGAGCAGTCCTCTTGTTGATGCTGGGATTGTGCTTACACGGAGTATGGCAAGACTTGAGGTTCTTCATAGGTGGGCTTGGGAAAAGCTAAGGTCTTTACCCAAGAATGCTACTGGAGGAAAGCTTGTTGAAGAAATACGGAAGATCATAGAGCTTGAAACCAAACTTGTTGGTGCAGGTCAGATGAATACGAGGAATATTCGCGTTCAAAGTGTTACTGCCAATCTGACAACAGCCCAAATAGATGAAATTGTGAATGCTTCTAACAATGAGTTTGATGGCCTTAAACGGCTAGCAGACGTTGGTGGAGATATTATAGATGCCTCAGAGCCTGTTTAGTGATCCTATACAGAAAGTTCGGGCTTACGCACATGCCAAACTTCTTTCCTATGTCAAATTACAATACCCCAAGTACGAGATAGCTCCTCACCATCGTCTTATCGCGTCCCATCTTGAAAAGGTTGAGCAAGGCAAAATTGAACGATTAATGATTTTTATGCCTCCGAGACACGGAAAAACAATGCTTGTTTCGGAGTTCTTTCCAGCTTGGTACCTTGGCAGACATCCAGAACGAGAAATTATATCAGCTACCTATTCTTTCGATCGATCAACAGACATTGGAAGAAAGGTCAGAAATCAACTAACGGACCCGGCATACAATGAAATTTTTCCAGGATCTGCGATTTCAACAGACAGTAAAGGCGCAAACAAGTTCAGCACAGAAAAAGACGGAGCATACTTTTCCACAGGCGTTGGTGGCGCTGTTACTGGGCGTGGTGCTCATCTTTTTATTATTGATGACCCAATTAAAGGACGTAAGGACGCTGATTCGGAAGCTTCACAAGCCGATCTACGTAATTGGTTTCGTGCTGTTGCTTATACTCGTCTCATGGATAAACATGCAATTATTTTAATTATGACAAGATGGAGTTATTATGATTTGGCGGGGTTCTTACAAGATGAAGCGGCACATGAGAATTGGAAGGTACTTGAGCTTCCAGCAATCGCGGAAGAAGATGGGGATATTATTGGCAGAAAGTCAGGCGATCCGTTGTGGCCATCAAGATATGACAAGGAGAGACTTGAAGCCACCAGAGCTACCATCGGAACCCGTGAGTGGTCATCCCTCTACCAACAGCGACCCATCCCCGAGGGTGAAGGTATCGTTGATATCAACTGGCTTCAACATTATCCGTTACACGAATGGCAGTACTTCATGTTCCCTAACTGCGAAGCCTTATTCAGTCTTGATCGATTATCAAACAAGTGGCGGAAGCACATCAACGATGGCATCCTCCCAAAACTGGTAAAGGTCGTCTGTTCCTGGGATACAGCCTTCAAAGAGGCTCAGCTTAATGATCCATCAGCAGGTACCGTTTGGGGTCTTGGTAAAAACGGTAAACATTATCTTCTCGATCTCGTCAATAAACGTCTAACATATCCAAGACTTAAACGGGCCGTTATTCGTCTTCATGATAAATGGAAGGCTTATGGATTTGGTCCTATACCTATATTAATAGAGGACAAGGCCAGTGGACAAAGCCTTATCCAGGATTTACGTGAAAAGCATCCCGATCTTACTGTTCTGCCAATTAAGGCAGATGTGAACAAAAAAATTCGTATGAGCGAAACTTCTCCAATCATAGAGGCTGGAAATCTATTTATTCCTGAAAAGGCTTCATGGAGGGTAGAATTTGAAACGCAGATCGCACAATTTCCATATGGCAAGTTTGATGATATAGTCGATTCGACATCCCAATATCTTAGGTGGGCTGCCCGGCCACAATACAAACGATCACGAAGGTTATTCTGGAAGTAAAAAAAAGGAAATCAAAATGGATAAGCAAGAGCTAGAAAAAAAACATGACATTCATATAGCTAACGAAACTTCATGGAATTTTTATAGATTAGCGTATGATGGTGGTCGTCCTTTCATTGAGAATGCCTTAACGCAGCATCCACTGGAATCATTCAAGAATTGGAAAAGTCGAATTGAAGAGGGCATCTGCTTTAACTATTCTGCTGCTATTGTTGATCTTTTTAATTTTTATCTGACTGAAAGAGCACCTGTTCGTCATATGGGTGGTGTTGAGCAGGATAAGCAATGGAAGATGTTTGAAAAAGATGCTGATCTTTCTGGCACAGATCTCGATATGTTCCTGAACAATTCACAGAAGATTGCCTCTGTCTACGGCTCAGCCGGCGTCCTGGTTAACAAGGCCGGTGACATGAAGACAAAAGCTCAGGAGATATCAGCAGGTGTGTATCCTTACTGCAGTATGTATACCCTTTCTAATATCTATGATTGGGAGTGGAAGACTAATCCAGATACACATCGTCCCGAATTGGTATATCTCAAGCTTAGGGAAAAAGATAAAGATACCTTTACGATCTGGAGAAAAGATAGATGGGAGATCTGGAGGATCATGAATGATAAAGAGATGGCCCAAGCATCATTCGTAAATAAAGGCCAGGCAATACTTGTTAGCGCCGGGGTAAATCCATTAGATGAGATTCCATTTGTATGGTTGCCGAACATCAAGAATATCTATACACCATACATTGGTATATCAGACATACGTGAAATATCTTATATAACAGCCAGTATCGTGAGGAATCTATCTCATGGCGAAGAGGTAATTAAGTTCGCTGGGTTTCCGATGTTGAGATTGCCTATGCAAAAAGAAGGTGATGAACCAGCAGGTGAGACGGTAGGTGTTCGTGCTGTGCAGGAGTTCCCGCCAGACAATCCACAGGCGAGACCCGATTGGATGGAGGCGGCCATTGCTGAGCCTATTGAGGCTGTATTGAGATGGATTGACCGAAAGACCGATGAAACGTATCGGATCGCCCACCTTTCCGGTGTGCATGGCCAACGGAAAAGTAACAACGAAGTGTCGTCGGGTCTTGCTCTCCGATACGAGTTTCAACAGTTGAACAGTGTTTTGATTCAGAAAAATGCCAATCTGCTTGAATCAGAGGAAAACATAATCCGTTTATGGTGTAAATGGCAAAACATGGAAGACCAATTTGAAGATGTTGGCATCACTCGTTCTCCGCACTTTTCTATCGATGATCTAAGCCTTAGCCTTGACAATATTATCAAGAGCATTAGTGAGGTGAGCAGTACGACCTTTAAACAGAAAGCTCAGAAACACATGACCAAGATGGTTCTGCCGGATCTAACTGATGAAGACTATGAAATCATTGAAGAGGAGATCCTGATTAATGCCAAACTTGAGCTTGAAGTTGAGGAGGAAGATTTAGACAGTAGCGGAGTTAAGGAAGATTCTTAGAAATATCCATAAGACTTCTATCTAATTCCTCAACAATACATGTCTTTTCTTTTTTGTTATACCATTTGCATTCTTCAACACAAACTCTATAAGACTTTCCTATTACGCCAGCTGCTATGCTGGCTGCTGTAAATAGTGGACAAATTTCTTTTTCCATTGTTATCTCCATTACCAGCTGCCATTAAGCTTGCCTTAATTAGCATTGAAGCCATTCAAAATAGCTTCCAACAAAATATCGATTCTTTGTCATTCGTGGGTGAGATTTCTTCATGTCATAGATATTCCAGTTTTCAGTTTTCATAGGATGCATTATTCGCTGAAGTTGCAGGAATTTCTTGGCTTTTTTGTATGTTGGGAATAATCTGCGGCTATTCATTTATTCTCCTCCATTTTCGTATAATTGGAGTTTTCCAAATTCTAAAGAGCCGAGTGCAGCTGTAAGTGGCTTTGTTCCTCTCCAATACGTAGATATTCCTTCATCACTTCTTTGGATTATTATTAACACGTTTGTTTTTCCGTTTCTTGCTTCCTTTTCGACTTCGTTTAACTTTGGGGCGAGATCCCAGAACGGGTCTGTTCCGTCTGTAAAGTTCATTGGGATTATGTCTTTCTTTCCGAACGCTTTCCGGCTCGGGCCCCCGAGTATTTTCGTTCCGTTCGTTTGTGACGAGGTTGATGCTGTCGACGCCTTGTTGTGGGTAGAGTCGGGTTGTTTTTTTGAGCTTTCTGTTGGCTTCTTCCCAGGTTTCAAAATGCCCAAGAACCAAGATTTTACCTTTCTTAACATTACCCCTCCATGCTTGATATATGTATCCCATTATATTTTCCCTAATAATTTCATTTTACCAAAGACCCTTAAAATTCGATCAGGAATTTTTGTTGGTATTTTAAATACACTTGGAGACCATGTAGCTAGCTTGTGTCCTATTCCTATCTTGTATTTTTCTTTAGCATTATCCGTATATCCAATCACTATGCCAGTGCTTACACCTATCATCCATACATAGTGCGTTTGCCCTATTTCTATTCTTGGATACATTCGGCCGGCACCTTGTCTTCGTGGACCTTACTGAAGCGTGGGAAAATAAAGCTGCCATTTGGATTTTGAACGTCATACTTGATCTCTATGACTTGTGGGAAGTCCCAGTTGGCTGGATCAAGCAGGTCGCCTTTTAAACCTGAGCCGACCTTGCCCATCTCAATAAGCTGGCTTGCATCAAAAACGCCCACTGGTAATCCATGGTCTTTATTAAGTTTTCCAATGAGTAAGGATCCTATCTCACCCTTTGTCTTTCCTTCTTCCCAACCATAAGCGATGACATCTGTTTCAAGCACGATCTTTATCTTGTATGATGCCCGGCGTTTGGGTTTGCCAGAGAATCCAACGTCAACCTTATCATCAAGATCCCACAGCACCAGTCCTTCGATCATACCTTTTTGTTGCTTTAACCATGTCCTTGCTTGTTCGATTCCTCTCAATGGAATAGATTTTGGAGCATACAATCGATTTCCGTTGTCCCTGCTATGAAACTTCGTTTCAATCAAGATGAGAGATTCATTGGATTTCTTTTTCCAGATCTCTTCACTATCCCAGTAATAAATCGAGAACACACAACCTCTGACTTGATTTTTCTGCTGTCTGGCAAACGATTCTGTAAGATCATCTTTGAGCTCGCCTTTATGTGTATCGACCTTTGAGATCTGTTGCATATATTTATGATTTTCTTGATGGTTGCCAATCCCTGGAGAAACGACGAGCTCGATTCCAAGGACGCTGTTCTTTGGTATGCATGCTTGTTTCAGATTCAAAGCGATGCCTGGGTATTTAGCTGTATGATCATTCATTCTTCGGGTAAAGATTCGAACCTTACCCGTGCTGCCAAAAAAGGCATAATGGCACATGCCGTTTTCTTTAACCTGATATATGTGTGTTCCAGCAGTTGCTTTTTCAATGTGCTTGGCCGTCGGTTGTGAGATTGGTTTGGACGGGCAGAATGACGTTGGCGGGTTATCAAAGTCCATTTTGTCTGGCTCAGCAGCTGTGCCAATGTTGTCCAGATCGGGTACGATTCGATAACCGTTTTTCACCTTTCTGGCTACCTTTCGTTCGATGTCAGCTATTGCAACGTCCATTATTGACATTTCATTTGATCGCCCAACATTTTTAGGTTGGTAAGAAGTCATCTTGGTCTGGGTCTTTCCCCCGATGAGACCCCAAACTGACTGCATGTCTTCCCCCACCAGTGATAGGTGCAGGAATTTGATCCTTCCCTGAGAGCTGTTCTGTACTAGATAATGTTCCATCTTTCCTCCTTAAATTAAGTTCAAGTCTTGCCAAAGCGTTCCATGCTACCTGAGCCATATGCAGCTGCCCGGAATCAAGGTCGCGTTCTTCAAGATTTTCCGCAAGTAAGTGTCTCCAGAGTGCGTCTGAATATCTGACTTCACCGTCAGCAACGTGTTGCCAGCCACCTCGACTATACTTATTAGCTCCGAATGTCCCCACCTTGGCAATTTCGATGAGTGCTCTTGAAAATAATTGCAGTAGGGATGCCATGGGTTTATCTGCATCTAATTTTGCTCCCGGGTCGCTTGGGTTTAGGCCATCTGGATCTTTTTCATTCATCATGATCTCCGAGTTCGTCTGGTTGGTCACAGTCTTGATCGATGAAGACGATCTTTCCGCCGGCAGCCACCGGAGCATCGATCGTACTGTGATAGTGTTTTTCAGGACGATATTCATGACTGAAATCATCGTGGAAACTGTAAAGCTCAATCAATATGAATATCAAAAATCCTGCAATAAAGGTCAGCATTATTTCTATGTAGACTTTATTCATCTTTTTCCTCAAGGTGTTGATTGATTAAGGTCCAGATATCATAAGATTCTCTATGAATATGTTTTAGCATCATGTCAATCATATGCTTTTGAAAGGTTATCGATTTGCTGTTCATTTCTTCGATAAGGTATTCAACATCACAATGCATAGTCCAGGCAATGTCTGCAGCTTTACCTCTTTTATTTTCGACAAGCAGAGGCTTGACGCTCATATTTCTGCAAATGTGAGTGTCAAGATAGTTTGAGTGTGGTATCTTAACGACAAACGTTTGGAACCCCGGTCTTTTATATTCGCCCATCAGTCGTCTTTCGTCATGTCCATCGCAACGATCTGGCCAAATGGAGGCGCCTTCCAATATGAGCTGGTCCATTGAGTTTTTGTCCATACCCAGATGGTTGGGTATCCCGGGTCTTTAGGGTAGCTGTTGCATTCAAGATCCGTAAAGTAAATCAAACATGTTGGATCTCCATCAAGGTGCTTCTTTACCCAGGCAAATGGAGGTTTGAAATCTGTACCGCCACCACCATGAAGCTCGAGATTGATCGGCAGGTCTGAGGAATGGAATTCTTTGGTTTTTGCAACCCGGGTGTCACAATATAGTACTTGGATTGTTATGTCCTGATATTCTTCAAGGATAGAACTGATTTCACCAGCGAATTGCTGGAGTTCATCGATCGACACACTACCTGATGTATCCACTGCAATTACGGCCGTTCCCAATTCCTTTGACAGAAGTGACGGCAGGATTACACGGCTTTGAGCATATCGTCTATTTGGGATGGCCCAGTTGTAATCGTTCTTCGAAGAGGTTTCAACGAATTCTCTGAGCAAGATTCTCCAATCGAGTTTTGCACGTTTCATGTCTTCTATTAGGGCCTTTAAATGCCCGGGAAGATCACCTTGCTGTTTGGCAGCATTCGCCGCGGCAATGGCAGCCATTTTCCAGTTTTCTTCTTCTTTCTTGATATCGCTCTTCGAAGCGGTGTTTCCGTCAGGGCCTGTATGTTTTTCCACTCCACCGCAGCCGCCCGGATCCTGTGACGGGGTACCATCTCCAGAGCCTCCTCCTTGAGTACCACTTTGGTTTCCCGGGGATTTTGTTGGATCATAAACCTTTTCATAGATCTCTTCAGCAGACTTTCCGTCATATGCTCGATCCAGGCACTGTGTATCTGGAAGCTCGAGACCTGCTTCATCTAGGATACCATTGATAGCAAAGTCACCAGCGATGTTCCACCAACCATGGTCTCTATCTTCTATTCTCGTATGATGACACATGGCCAAGTGCATAACCTCATGGGCAATAAAGCCTTTTGTCTGTTCAAGAGACAGTTTGGCTACCCAATCCGGATTGTATCCGATTTCTTTGCTGTTTACATAACCGGTTTCTACAGCCTTGTTTTCGACAACCTTTAGTCTCAACGCCAAAGCCGCAAAGAAGGCATGATCCAGAACAAGCTTTGTCATTGCATTACTGATTTTTTCTCTCATTTCACTTGCCATCGCTTAATCCTTTCTTTTTATTTATCCTTTTCTCTTACCGTCACTTAATCCTTTTTCATAAGCCGAACACATTATTGATTGCAAGGTCTTTGCTATATCCGCTTCCGTCGCTCTTTTGAAGGTTTTAACAAATCTATTTGTTTCGGCTATGAATTCTTTCGTTTTATACGGATTTTTTATCTTTGACATGGCTGTTCTTCTTATGACAGCGCTCATGACGGATAAGATAAAGATTATATCTGCTCCAAAGATAATGAAAGCCAATTTCTGATTGAAATCCCAAGCATAAATCCCTATAAATAAGAAGGCAGCAATCAGGAACAGATGTAAAAACAGAACCAACTCATTCCACATGAACTCGATATCCTTCTTATTTAGTAACACCGCCACCTCCAGACATTATGCCGATCTTGTCCATCATTTTTGCAGCAGTCGCTGCTGTGCTGGCCTTGAGCTTTTTGTCTTTTCTGAGCTGTCCCGGAGTATTGGCTGTAAGAAGATCTCTTACCTCGTCCGACATCTCATTCAAGGATTGATCATTGGCAATATTCAGGTCTGGCAAAATGTCTGTGAGCTCCTCAATGTTCTTGACATATGAGTCGTAGACCTTGCCTTTGCTTCCAGCCATACCTTCCGCCATGGGCTTAACAACATTGAAAAGTCGTTCCCACAGATCCGCCATCGCCTGCTCGTGGCTTCTTTCGCTCTTTTCATCGAGTTCTTGTTTGATCTGATCTCGATCGGCTTTTTCCATATCGACTCTGAAGTCCCCGGAACTCGGAACCGGTGTGATGTCTGTGAAGAAGGCAAATTTGTCTCCGATATAGCTTGGCGCCGGATAGTCGTTCTTGTTGTACATGCTTCCAAGCAGGTTCTTGGCTTCTGTAATCATTGCTGGATATTGCTGGGCAAATTTGCCGGCAGCCACTTCGAATTTCTGTTTCAGACCGCGCATCCCTTTTGAATATTTCAGATAGTTTTTCGATGGCAGAAGCCTGTCTCCACCGTCATTCCAGGGTAAGGTCATGGCAATGTGGAATTTACGTGCTTCGTTCTCAGCCCGCTGGATGTCCTGTACATGCTTTTTCGCAATCAGGAATTTGTTGTAGACGCCTGAACCGTGTTTAGCTCCATGGGCTGTCTGGGTTTTGCTGGTTACCACGCCGTCATGCTGTTGCCCCTTCCATGACGAAACGTGGAGTTTGACTATCATCGCTTTCTGTGTAATACTCATGGCTTACTCCTTTTGTTGTTTTTTTATGAATACATTTCCTTGAGAAGTTCGCGGTATTCATCCAGGGCCATTTCTGCAATTTCCCATAATTGGCGAATAGAGAGACTCCTGAAGCTCGAAACCTTTCTTCTTTTGGTTTCGTCGTTAAGCTTCAAAGCCTGCGGCCGGAATCTTCCTATATCAGTGATTATGGCAATTCCGCCATCTATTCGATCCCTTCCTGACGATCCGTATCCAAACTCGACGGTCTTTTCGCCTTTATCCGTTTTGACCTTTATTATGAAAATTCCATATGGCCTGTATGTAAAAGACACTATTTTCTTGTCTTTCATTTTAAAGATATATTCGTCATCAACTTTTCCCTGGTAATGGCCCACGAGCGAATCCATTATTGATAGAGCTTGGTCTTTGCTTTCGTCGTATTCGTACTTTCCCATCTTCCTGTACCTCCGGCTGCTTTTTTAGTTTCATCCTGAACGTAGCAATTGAAGCTGCAGCTTTTAGAATGCTTTTGTTCAGCTCTTCTTTCCATATGATTTTGAAAGCTTTGATATCAACATATGTTACGGCTCTTTTACCAACTTTTACAATATTGACATGGCCTAGTGTTTCTTCTGGCCACATCCGGTCTTCTGCGACAATTGGTGGATTGCCTTTTATTTTAAATGCGAATGGCATAGCAAAAGAGAAGTAGCCCGTGAAATCAGCAATGGTAACTGATACACAAGAGTCAGCTAAGTATCTAACATTGAACCCTAAGTTATATGTCTCTTCGTTTTTCATATCATTGAGCTTTTGTGCTTGGTAACCCATTCGATGAACGAGTCCGTTTGGGCGACATCTTCATTTTGACGAACACAATCCTTGACCATGAAGACAGAGAATTCTTTCGGCATCCTGTAAGCATACTGGCAGATGTTCTCGAAATTCTTCATTGTTGCCCTGGCAGCCAGTGCACCGCATGTCGCATATAGAGCTGCTGGTTCATCGGGGATGTTGGCGTTCATTGGATCCTTGATAATTTTAATCGGATCCGGAAGTTGTCTGAAGATTTTCAGGAAGGATATCAATTCAGAGGCAAAGGCTTTACCTGCTGCACCTTCGTATGTTTCAAATTCCAAGTCCCGAGGTATTTTAGCTTTCATCCACTTGGCAACGTTTTCCACAGTCCTTGGACAGGAAGAGTTCGTCAGATCAGAGGTCGCTTCGAATGTGTCGAGCTGTTCTGGCCTGAAACGTATGAAGGCCACTAAATCAACCGGGATCTTCTTGGAGGTTAATCCCCAGGTAACCCAGTCTTCAAGATCGGTTTCCAGTTCGACGATAGATCCGAATCTCGACTTAACCGGTTCAAGGATTCCAGATACTCCAGCTTTGTCAGCTTTTCTGTTGGTGGCCGCAATGAAGGTCACTTGGTCACTGATTACATGGCCGTTGATTTCCCGAGCAAGCAGCAACTGCATAGCAGCCGCTTGTACAGCCGGCAGCGCCTGCCCCAGATCATCCATGAAATAGGCTGTCGGCCGCGTGGCTTCAATCAACTTGTTCAAGTTCCCAAACGGCATGAACTGGGCTTTCTCGTTACCTTCTTTGTCTTTGATGATACACGGCATGCCTTTATAGTCAGTTGGATCATCCACAACCGGATGTGAAAGCACGACATCGAAATCTTCTAGTGCACAGGACTGGAGGACAATGTCTGTTTTACCAAGCCCGGGTTTGCCTTTGATAAGGACATTAATTTTATTCCTGATGGCTATTCGCAGCAATTCTACCAACTCCGACGGTTTCATAAGCTCTCTCCTTTGGGTTAATAAATAAATTCAGAAGATAATAAAAATTTCAGGTGATTGTCTTTGAAATAAGGGTAGATATCTTTTATGCAGATGGCTCGACGCATACACTGATCCCCGTGAGCGTGTACTGATCATACCATTCAGCTCCGCAGTTATGGCATGCGATATGCTGGGATGCGCCTTTAAGGTCAGTTGAGATGGCATCTTCAGGTACGATCTTTATGGATTCGCAAAATGGGCAACTTGTATCGTCTTTTATGTACTTTTTGACGTTGGGCTTCATATTAGTCGAATCTCCTGAACATTTTTTTGAATTCTTTCTCTTTTGCCGTATAAAACGTATTATTGTCTAAAAACTTAAATCTGACCATTGCTCTGCCTGTTTTTAGGTCATAAGCTGTTTCGCAGCTTGTTAGCGTATATAAATGGTTTTCTACAAATATATGGACAGATTTCAGGCAAATAAACTTCATTAGAAGGTTTCGAAGGCTTTGAGAAGTTTCATGGCTTCTTTGGCATCGCCAAGCATAACTTCGTCAATAATCCGGTTGGATTCTGTGAGAATGGCTTTTTCGCGTTTGCCGTATTTTTTCTTGTCTACGCCGGATTCCCATGCATATTCACTGAAATCAAAGACGTCTTTGATGTTGGTACGGTCCCAATTCCGCAGTAAACTCAATTCTTTCTTTGGGAGAAGCGTAACCTTTCCTTTTCGGATAAGATCCAGCCGTTGCATGTTTGTAAGTCCTTTTCCTTCGATATGGAACTCATGCTTGGCTGCTTCCAATTTTTCACCGACTTTCCCTCTTATTCTTTCTACTGCATAGTTTCGTTGGCCTTGTGTTGTCATTCTTTTTCTCCTTTTGAAAAGATTATGAAGCATTCTTGTAATAGAGCTTCCATTATTTTGCTGGAGTGAAACATGGTTATTGTGCCAATTTCACTGCTCATGATTCTTCTATCTTTATTAACGTTCATTTTATAATGTTTGCCTTCTATAAATACAGCTTTGTCAGACTCGAGGTCTTTTTTTAAGTCATCACCCATTTTTGAATTAAAGCCGAGTATTATTTTTTTGAACGTTTTACTTGATATGGTTTTTTTGCAGATCAAGATCATATTGGATCATCCTTAAAGACTACGAAAAGCTCTCTCATGACAGTCTCTCCCATTCGACCGCCTTTGTAATAGACGAATTTATCGCCTCCTCTCCAGGCATTGATGACTTGGCCCTTCTTGAAGACTATCTGTTTGTTTATCAATATGTCTTTTTTAGCTATTATGACCATTATCACCTTTAAATATTATGAAATAGTAGCCGATTCTATCAACACGTATATGGCACTTTGGATCATCAAAATATGCCATGTCTTTTCCATCAAACCATGCTTTTGATACTTCGCCTTTTTTAAAGATAATGTTTTTGCCGAGCATAATATCAAATCTGGCAATCAGGATCATCTCGTGAAGATCCTGAAGAACTCTGTTGGAATGACTTCTCCGTCACCCTTGGCGTATATAAAGAATATTCCAGCATCTGTTTGGATAGAGCCCACACCGGTCTCGCTGATGGTGACTTTGTAGGGCTTACCTTCAGTAAAGATGACCGTTCCTTCATAATGTTCCCGTTTCGGTGGCAACTTGAACTTATGAGAGTCCGGGATCAATTTCTTTATATCTTGTAATTTTATCGTTCTTTTTGCTATCAGTATCATTATTGAAACTTTCTGAAATGCTTTTTGAAGGCTTCTTCTCCAAGGGCTATCCAGCAGAGGCCGTCGTCAATTTCTTCGTTGTGCCTGTATGTTTTCTCTTCAGTTAGGTATCCGTCGGAGTCAGATTGTATCAACACTTTGAATTTATAAAGCCTGTGTAATTCGAAGATAAAGACCGGTTCCAAGCATACAGCTTTTATTGTGACTTCGGGCTGGTGCACTGCTGCGCCTGCATAAGCTTTTGATTTTGATATTGCCCCCATTACCATTCCTTTATGTAGGACATCTACGATGTCCATCGTTCAGTCACCGACAGATTTTCGAGTTTCCTCCAATTCAAATACAGATGCTTCAGGAAGCGCTTCGTCATGTATCGCAGGGCCATCATGTGCATATGGCCTTTGACCATTTCCGGTCGACTGGTTTCGAGACGGGTTTTGTATTCGTAATAAACTGGAGCATAGTCCGGAGACTGCTGTTTGATAAGGGATGGTGCCAGGACTCCCATAAGTTTGGTCTTCAGGCGTGGATTATAGGTAATGGATTTCTTTGTGGCGACAGTTCCGTCGGCCTTGGTATATTCTCGGTCGACTAGATGCTCTGCCCGGCGGGAGCGGCCCTCACCTTTTGAGGTGACGTCAAGTCCAGCATATTTCCACAGGGCTGCCGGCGTATCGGCCTTGGAGATATCGATTTCTGTCAGGAGGATCCCGGTCATGAGTGGACCAATACCCTTGATGGAGGATAGGAACGAGATGTACAGCGGATGTTCGTTGACGATCTGGGTGATTTCTTTGATGACTTGTTTTTCGCTTTCCAACAGGGCAACGTAGCTCTTAACCAGCACATATTCCGGATATTCGGCAATTATTGGCGTGCCTTTGAAGTGTTTCTTGGACTTTATGGCTGGTAGAGCCGCAAATTCGGTCTTTATTGACGATAAGGCAGCTTTTTCAGCCTTATCGGACGGCGCAATGTCCAATTTTGACCGAAAATTCGCAATAATTCGATTCCCAGCCTGAATTCTTAGTTTTTGTAAGTCGTAATGGCCTCTGACGATAGCTTTCAGCACGATGCTCATGGGTTTCTCCTCTTTTGTGGTAATTGGGTTAATCGAATCGGACTAATTTTAAATCTTTACTATATTATTTTCATTTTATTGGATATTTTTCTACAAAATAAACAGTACTATGCTGTTTGTATTCTTTATTAAGTCTATCCATTTCTATCTGTGCATCTTTTTCATCAGCAAATATAGTATCTATCCAACTTACATCTTCTCCTTCTTCTCCTTCAACAACCCATACATATTTAATTTCTTTCATTATTAAATCCTTTCATCTTTACATACTTTTGAACTACAAATACATTTATTTTTAATACAAACCAACACAACACCATGTCCAAAAGTGCTTTCATTGGTAATGTATCAACATCAATCAAATTACCATTTTCTTTACATTCTTTTGGTTGAGCCTTTCAAAAGCCCTTTGCATTTATTTGTCCAGAAAAAACAATAATATCAGAAGAGGATAAATGAAAGAATCCCAATGGTATTGTCATTTTCCCTGCCGAGTGTATGTAGTCAGCAGATACCAGATTTAAATATTTTGAGTGTTTTACCACTTTGTAGGGCTTGCCTTTTTTAAGCAGGTAGAGATCCAGTGCCTGGATGTTTCTTTTGGGTATGATGATGGCCATTACAGATTGCAGGATTCACGAGGGGCGGCCCTCTCGGTCAGGACTTCAAAGAAATGGAGGACAAATTGATTGATGAAGACGGTATCGATGAATTTGAGATGCTCTTCGTCGATTTCATGGCCTGTGCCGGCCAACCGAAAGAGCCGGGTTTCTTTTGGGACTGAGGGGGAAGGGTCAACCAGGGCCCAGATCGTTGGGACGTTGTTCTGGTTTTCGAACTTCAAGACCTTGGCGCCGACTGGCAGCTCGACTTGGTGATAAGACAGAATCTCTAGTGGATATTTGAAAACTTTTAACATTATGGTAGCCTTCCGTGAAAGATGATTACGTTATCCCTGAAAAACTGGGTTACCTGTACAATAATCTTGCGTTTGTCTGTGATATTCCATTTGAAGCCTTGAATAGGCTCCACATTGTCAGGCATGTTGCGTGCAGCCACAAGCTTTATGCGAGAGTGGCCCGCGGGTGTGAAATTATATGGCCGTCCCTCTTCAATTAAGAAGGACGTCAAAAGTTTGGCTTCTCTTTTGCTTAATTGAACATAAGGGTCCGGTGGTGTCGGTCGACGTATTAACATTGACACTTTTGGTATGAGGACCCCGATTCTCGATGTACGATCTGTATGCGAAGTGGGCATAAGGATTTATCCATGCTATGTGGTTTAGAAAGCGCATTCGCTTGAACAAGGTTTCGTTCAGCTGCTGGCCTTTCATATATAAGTCAGGCTCCGATATTCTCAGAGCCCATTGAGTTGTTTGCTGTGCCTCCTGCATAATGAACATGGAGAAGGTTACCAAGCCTATCAAAGACAAATATATGAAGGCAATCGATAATATAGTCTTCATTTTTCCTCCTTTAATCGTTCCAGTATACCTTTGATGACACCCTCTTTGTACTTTGGGTTTTTGGCTTCTTTAGATTCGTCGACTGTTTTGTCATAGCCGTCTCTGCGGCCCTGATCGTAGTCTTTCATATGAATCTCCTGAAATACTGGTTGAAGGTATTCACGGACATAATATAATTATATCCGCCATCTGTATATTCTTCTATTATGAATCTATATAATCCGCCTACCTTAGTATTTGGTTGCCTGATATTCCACACCGACCATGCTTCTGCTGTTCCGAGCGGTGTCAAAAACTTGGTGCACCTGTACAGGTTGCCGACTTGAAACGGTATGATCGATTGAATACAGAGGGCCTTCATCCGTGAGTTTGTCGCCACTCTTGCTTGGCTCGTGATAGGGCCCACTGTGCTTGGAAAAGGGACGGGTCGAGATCCGAGACGACGAGCGCCTCGAAATCGAACAGCTTCCATGGATCGTCGATTTGTAGGATCTCCGGGTTGTCGTTGATTAGAACCTTGATGCGGTCCTTTAAGATGTTTACTGTGTCATTGTAACTTGGCATATTATCTCCGATGGCTATTGGATGAATGGTACGAAATGGTCTTTGAAGTATTGTTTGGAATAAGCATGATAGCTTTTGCCGATGTAAACTAAATAGTAGGTTCTGTCCTGATATTCTTCTATTATGAATCTATATAATCCGCCTACCTTGAATGGCAACGATCGCTGAAAGCATAAGACTCGTTTCATATGAATTTCCTGAATGTCTTGTCAAATTCGTATTGCGAAAAATGAAACCCGTTAACAATATAAATTTTTTTAGTTTCTATCTTTATGGGCATCGGTCTGCCAAGTTCATATAAGTCCTCGAATTCCATCGTGACTTCGTAGCTATATAGCTGGTTGACCTCGAATCTTTGGGTTGGGCTGATGCAGATCGCTTTTCGCATTGGCTTTGGGTTTCCTTAAAAAATTAAAAGTTCAGAAAAATGTAAAAATATTTTTTAGGGTCGACTTTCAGCCATGCTAATTTTGTCCGACGTCCTCAGAAGGGGGCGGGTGATATATTTTTACCCGCACGGCCTGGGCACTAGGGTGGATTGGGCGGGAGAGCATAACTGGAAATCCGGCAAAGGCTGGCACTACAGAGTGTAGCTTGTGTCGAGTCGATCAGGTGATCCAAATAGACATCTTTGCTATAAAATGGCTCGACAGTCTGCAGATGGCATAGTGCATTCTTAGGCTGGATGGGATCACCGTCCGGAGTTGGCGACTTCAGCATGGCTATCGGGTGAGAGTACGAACGCATCATTACAAAAGGGAGATGGACACCAACAAGAACAGCCCAGAAATACCGAGTCACATCTACTCGGTCAACTATACCCGCGAAAGTGAGGTGTTGGAGAGGTTGGAAGCCTGCTTACCTCCATCCGCCTACGCAAACCCCAGTAATCAACGGGTTCAGCACCGAAGCCTGCCTAAGTCCCCATGGATGGCTGGGGTGCGAGCCTCAACCATCCAATCCTCCTAAGCCAAGCAGAGAACTGATCCAGAAAGAAATCACAGCAGAGAGCTGCTTTTCGTCAAGACTTAGCAGGGCAACGGATTTGGTGGTGCTTTTCCACCAAATTCATTGCATCGCTGAGTCTTGTCGAAATGTAGTGAATCGCTGAGATTTCTTTCTGGGTCAGAGAATCGCTTGGCTTAGGAGGATTGGATGGTTGAGGCTCGCACCCCAACCATCCATTGGACTTAGGCAGGCTTCGGTGCTGAACCCGATTGATTACTGGGGTTTGCGTAGGCGGATGGAGGTAAGCAGGCTTCCAACCTCTCCAACACCTCAATTTCTCGGGTATAGTTGACCGAGTAGATGTGGCGAGTATATTTCTGGCTGTTCTTGTTGGTGTCCATCTCCCTTTTGTAATGAGGCGTTCGTACTCTCACCCGATCGCCCTGCTGAATCGCCAACTCCGGACGGTGATCCCATCCAGCCTTAGAACGCACCATGCCAGCTGCAGACTGTCGAGCCATTTTGTAGCAGTCTATTTGGATCACCTGATCGACACGCTTCGACACAAGCTTCACTCTGTAGTGCCAGCCTTTGCCGGATTTCCAGTTATGCTCTCCCGCCCAATCCACGATTCCCTCTACCGTTTCGATTTTCGATTTTTTCTGCATTTTTTCTCTCCTTGTTGAAGGTTTATGGTGACTAACATCAACCCACTAGGGAAGAACCGTGCCAGGCGGCGATCCAGCAGGGCAGTGCCTTTGCGGGGGATATCGGCTTGGCGTGCAACTTGCTCTGTTTGCAAGTTGCATGCGAAGGCGATGTCTTATCCCCCGCAAAGGGACAGGTATATGAGGGTGTAAAATCTAAGGATGTTCTGTTTACATCCTTAGATTTTACACCCTCATATACCGGTGCATCGCTGGGCTCGCCTTGTCGCCGGCTGGCACGGTTCTTCCCGGAATCTAATGTAGTCACCAAAAACCTGTCTTCAACAAGGAGAGAAAAAAAAGCTTGCAGAAAAAATCGAAAATCGAAACGGTAGAGAGAATCACCTGCTCAATTGAGTTGTGTTATCCTGCAAGTACCGAGCTTTGAGAGCGACGGCGGTCTTTTAGCCGGTCGCTCTAATCATGCGAGGTTGGTCTTGATCTTTGGGTGAGTGATGCCTGCGTAATCGAACAGCCGGGTTGGTGACTGGGAAGTCCGATGGTGGGTAGTGCCTGCGTGATCGAAAGGTTGGGTTGGTTACTGGGTCGTTCGATGGTGGGAAAAGCCTGTTTGTACTGAAGAAGCCGGATTGTCTGCAGGGAAGTCCCTTCGACCGCTCGGTCGAGCAAACCCCCCTACCCTGGCGCCCCCCTTATGCTATAGGTAAGCCCTCCAGTTAATTCCTGTGTAATCGAGGAAGTAGTCGTTGTATGAGATCCTGGTCCCTGCGATGGCTGCGTATTCCAGTATTGGGAATAAATGGAATTTCATTCCTGAGACTTCGAATAAATCTTCGATCCATGCGTAATACATTCTATTTTCCTCCTTTGTCGGCTGTGAAATCGAGATCTTGAGATTCTTCGCTTATCATTCCCAGTTCCTCTCTTCGGCAATTGATGTATGTCCAAGCTTGTGATCTTTGAGATGCTGTGAGATACCAGAATCTTGCTCTGATTAGATAGCCTTTTGAGTTTTTCTGTGGAAAGAGTGATCTCATAACGCCTTTGATTTCGCTTACTGTGGCGAATCTCAGAAATGACAGGAATTCGTGAGAACATCCATCTTCTTCGTAGTAAAGCTTTCGTAATCCGAAGACCTGTGCCGGCGTTTCTTCCTTTTCTTCCTCAGTTTCGAATTCTGGTTCGATCAATGTTCTGAGTTTCCTGATTGATTCCTGTGGGAGTGAGGCGCCCAGTGTCTCTTCGGAAATGGTTGCTATGAGAGAATCTGTGTCAATGATGCCATGGTCGGAGTATAATTCTGGGTCATAATGTATTGGAGGTGGGATTGGCAGGTCTTCCACAAGTGCTTCCAGGTAGGATACGTATTGTTTGTCTATGTCATCGATGATTCCGAGAATACATTTTCGATCGAAGCTTAGAGCGGTGAATGCGTCTCGCAGCCGGATGCAGCGGTTTCTTGATAGGTTGGTTTGTTCCATGAGCCATGTGAGCGTCTTCCAGAAAGGTTGAGCTTCTTTGTTTTTGATTTCGAAAGCAAGTAAGCGTTTGTGATCGCCTACCTTGCATTCGACTGAGATGGATTTGTCTGATGGGAATTTCGGGGTTTTTGGGTGCTCTGTCCCCTGTGAAACGCTTCGGTCTTCCGGGAGGGCTTCTCTGTTGGCTTGGCGTAGATCGTGGAATTCCACAAGTTCGGTTGGTGCCCAGTAGCTGTCGTGTGTGATGCTTTCTCTGCGGACCCATTGTTTCTCCATGTTTTTGACCCAATGGATGATTCTTCGAGGTCCGTTTTTAATGTAAGTTACTGTGGGTTTGTCGTCGGGTCTGTCTGCGAGGTTTCTTGCTGTTTCCAGGGCAACCTGTGCTACTTTCTCTGTAATCAAGAATTCTTCGAAATCAACCACTGCGTCAAGTTTTAATTGTTTTTGCATTGTTTTCTCTCCCTTTGTTATTGTTTGTGTTCTTTTACAAAGAATAAGATAGCTGCGATTTTCATTTTGCAAGAAAACTTCGTAAATGCATAAATCTGTGCCAACATCTTTACCGTTGGCGCAGATTTTGAGGTGCCCGAATTTTCTTTCAAAATGAAAATCGCGGACTATATAATGGAAACTGAAAAGAACTCTTTGCGTACGCTGGGAGGAAGACCCCTGTGTGCCGTTATATGTCGCAGTGGTTTTCCTACCTGTGAATCGCTATGTAGGCGAATTTCCTTCCTCCACGAAAACAACGTTGTTTTGCAACTCGATGGTGTATGTGTTGCCCCTGTTGTGTCGGAATCTGAGCTTGTCGAATGCGAATTTAGTGTGTCCATTTTTGAAGAGGTAATAGATGTAATTCGCAACGTCTCCGTAGGCAAATATCTGAGACCAGCGAGCGTTCTCTCCACAGTGCTCTTTCAGCAGCTGATCGATTTCCTCGGCTTCCTCTGCCCATTCCCTGTCAAGAATGACTGTGGGATTGTTTTTTGATCGATAGAATTTGAGTTTTCCCATGATCCGTGCCCCTCTTAGTTAAATGGTTAATCTTTCCGCGAGGTCCTTCGGCTGTTTGCCGATCCAAACCCCTTGCCCTGATTTCCCCTTTAATCCGCGAATACTTCATGAAATGCGTGTATTGATAGTTATCCATAACATCTCCTTAGCTTTCCGGGTAAACGGCAAATGCTCTCTACATGTATCTTGCCGTTTTCCCTTTAGCCTGTTGCCAGGTCAGTGTCATGATACACCTCCTGGGTGAATGTTAGTGTAACTTCTCGATAATCATATCCCATACCGGCGGATGATCATTGAATTCCCTTAATTTCACCGAGATGATTTTAGGGGTTATCATTTTGCCTTCGCTTACCAGGTATTTAACAGAGCTCGCAACGCGTCCAAAGGCAATGCCTCGCTGAAAAGTGAGTTCATCAAGCTCCAGCGGCTCGTCGAATATCATTAGATCAGCCATTCCTGCTCGTTCGATTTTGCTTTGATCGATCATTTCCATTGGAATCGTTACGAAATTCATGGTTATTCCCCTTCTTCCGAGAGTTTATGGTTCACGCATCCAAAGATGGCATGCGTGTATATAAAGGCCTGGGTAGACATCCCTCCGACTGGGATTTTGAATGTTGGTATGCCTGTCTTTGTTTCGGTGCATACGCCTTCGTCAGGGGTGCCTTCATTTTCCCAAAACTTACAAGTTCCGCAGTGTTTCATTTTGACCTCCAGGATTTTGAGAGTTTCCCAACTCGTTTCGAGTTCCATGTCATTAATTTGCAAACTGCTTTAGCCAGTAGGAAGGCAACCGTGCCTATACCTATTATTGTGAACAAGTCGTACATGGTGCCCCCTTCGTAAAATAAAAATAAATTTAGAATAAAATAACGTGAAAATAATGACTATGCTCCCGGAGAGAGGGTTGCAGTCCCTTGTATGGGGAGCACAGTGCATCGTTCATTGCTGAGTGGGAGCCTTTCACCATTAAGCCGATGGTCCCTATATTTCCGAGCCCCGGGCAGCGCCCAGTCGGTAGGTGCTCAGCAAGATGTTATTGTTCGATCAGTTTCTGCGTCCATTCCCGCCTCATCGGGTTAACCTCGCTAGGCACCCAGCCACCTATCTTGTATGGCAAAACTTTCAAGAGATAGCCTTGCTTACAGATTGAATGAAAGAGTCTGGCTGCTGTGTATCCATCGAAATCCGAGCCACCTTCGAAATCTTCGGTGAGCCTGATAGTTACCAGTTCAATTTTCGGGTCATACCAGTATTCCGATACATAGTGCCTAAGATCGGCGGGCAGTGATAGCAACGTGAACGTCACTACCACCGCCATGGTGAGGTTATTCAAGGATCTTGACGATGGTGAAGGATTCCCTGCCCTGATACAATCGTGTTTGACAGATTGCTTTCAGAACGTCGCCGGCTTGCAGTGCTGCAGCAGGTTCCGCTTGGCTTCCGAATGCCATAAAGGGTAATCCAACTTGGTAGTCAGAGCCTTCGAGGGTTCTTTCAACGGTGACGATGAGGCGAGTGTAGCTCTCACCGTTTTTGTCGACGGCTTGGACAACGTCCGTGATTTCTCCAGTGACAACTTCCTCAGCTCCAAAGGCGATGCCAAAGGATATGAGCATTACCAGAGAGACTGACAAGGTGATGATAGACAGAATGCGTTTCGTTGCATAGTTCATGGTGATTCCTCCGTTTGGGTTTCTTGTTTGTTGCAATCGGGTTGTTGGCAGGGGCTTCGATCGCCCCTACCAAGGTTATTGTTAAGGATCAGATTTTAGCCAGCGTCAGGGACTTCGTCGCCTGAGTAAATTCCAGAGCCTTTGATAGCCTTGGAGTTCATCAGTTTGGTGAATCCCTTCATGTCCAGGGTTTTGGCAACGATCTCTTTGGATTTCAGGATTTCTCCATCGTCCAGCTCCAGATCGTTCTTGCGGATGCGACCCTTTCCAATTTTGAACAACGTTACTCCGTCATCCATGAGTTTGTTGATGGCTTCCGCGAGATCACCGAAGGCTACCACGCGGCTCCACTTCGCTTTTACGTGACCCATGTCTGTCATGTCGATCATTTCACGGGGGATCACGACGAAGCTTCTCGAGCGTTCGGGGCCGTTGGGGTAGAATGAGTACTGCTGACCGGCTTTCTGTGCGCTTGTGATTTCCATTGTTAACTCCTTTGAATTTGATTGTTTTGGGTTGCTCTTTTTGAGTTTCAGAGTAGGTTTTTATGTCTATCCCTCCTTTTTACCTGAGATTCTCTGAAACGAAAAAAGAATTCATAATAATATTAGAGCAATAGGCTTTGAGAGGCTTTCTTTGTGCTGTGTTTCTTGGTTTTGTTGGGTCAGTAGGTTTCAGTTGTGTCTACAATGTGTATTTGTTCGATTTCCAAAGGCTCTTTTCTCGCTTAACGAGATTTAACCCCCCTACCCTGGCGCCCCCCTTAATTTACGAGCCACTTTATGTCTGACTACGCCGAGTTTGCACGAGAAAGACCCCTTCACCCTGCGTTCCCCTGGCCTCGTCCATCGTTTTCATCCAAAATTAGCAAAAAAAGGCGCAAAAACACCGGATTTTCGGGCATTTTTACGCCAAAACAACGATCTTCGGGCTTAAAATCCGCGATTCGTCGTCACCGCACTCTTTGGGGTGGTATTACCGCTTGTTATGGTTACTATGACTTTTTGTTATACTTGTTTGTGATGGATTGCTAATTCCGGATGGTATTTATAATGCTCTTTAGCCATGGGTTACTTACTTCTAACGGCATTTTTTCATATATGCATCAACTCTTTTTTTACTTCTTCTGAATTTTCGACATGCGTCTTCGTTGTGGTCGACAAGACCTCTAATGTTTCTTCTGCATTTCCCTTTTATATAATAATGGAAGCCGCTATATTGTTTGACAAAAGAACAACATAGTCCACATCGCCTTCGCATTGGGTCTGGACCTATGACTCGCTTATTCATAAGCTTATATCTTGAATCCGTTTCGATGCGATGCAGGTATTTTGCGAGCTTCCTTATGTCTATTGCAAAATTATTACATGAAGCTTTTGTATCGCCAACATATCGGGTTCGAGTTAAAGAGAGGTCGCATGTATTAGATTCTCTTATAGTATAGGTTCGATCGTCTTCTATGTAATATTTTTTTATAGAATGAGAACACAGGCCGCATCTTTTTTTATATTTATCCATATCAACCAATCATCGCTTTCCAATCCTCTTGGAATGAAGATTCGTTAGCTTTATAATTGGAGATCAAGCGCTCTCTTGCATAATGAAGCGTTGCCTCCATATCCCAGCTATCTAACACCTCATCAGCTAACCTTTCGATGTTTTCTTCGTTTCTTTTGGTTGTCATAACGGCTTCTCCTTGTGTTGATTATATATATAGCAGTTTTCTTAAAATCTCGTTTGAAGTTTTCACATGCCGACTTGTTATGGTTTATGTCGAGGGCTGGCTCGTCTCCATAGAAGTTGCAGAATGTTATGATTGGGCCGTATCCGCTTGTGACTCCATTTATAGAAATGCGAAGTTTCCTGTAATGTTTACAGAATCCGCATCTTTTTACTTTTATATTTGGTTTTTTCATAATGGCCTGTATATATAAGGGTTGCTAGCCTGAATAGGGCCCATAACGAGGGAAACCCGCTTGCGGCTGCCACGCAAACGGGCTTCGAGGAAATGAATCAGAGGCGGAAATGTTAAATTTTCCGTGTTAGAGATTTGAAGATATCAGTCTTCGATCATATTTGCAAGCAATTTCTTGTCTTTACTTAAAAGAATCGAATCCATCGCTTTAATAACGTCACTTAATGACCAGACAACTGCTGAGACACATCCGAGCTTTTGCCAGTCGTCAATTCGCTTGAGTTGTAGTGATGTCGGGCTACCGCCGATTGTTTTTACTTCAAGCTCGAGCCGTGTCCCAAGATAACAACCTGTTAAGTCGGGATCGCCTCTAATATACAATCTTCGCTTTCTAATCATGCAATGATCGAGACTATTCAGAGCATCTTTGATGGTCTTAACAACTGCCTTTTCGGTTCTTCTTGGGATAAGCTCCCTCCTTTAGGGTTACTCTTAAACAATGGCTTCGAAATAGTGGCCTAGGGTCTTATGGATTGCTCGGTTCCCGAGGGCCTATTTTAGCTACTATCCTATGGATTACTTGACCCTTGAGGCTTCAGCGTACCGTGTTAATATAACTTCCTGGCCTAGGGTCTTATGGATTGCTTGGTTTCCGAGGGCCTTCTATCCTTTGGATTGCTCTCTTTCAATGGGCCGGCATGGGGGCTGAACCACTACTATAAACCGATCCGCAATTACATGGCTCACCTCTTCTATGAGAAACCCAACATAATGGACAAGTTTCCCAATAATAATCTATACATGAGATCCCATCTTGTACAGTATCTACTTTATAGCATGGGCATTCATTAACAAATGGTGCAAGACCCCTTCCGCATACTGGACATTTCCATCCTTCCATTGTCTACTCCTTTATGGCCAAGCGTTCTTTGGGTAACTTGGTTAGCGCGGGCCTTTTTCTCTAATGGGTACCTTCCCTTTTAAGGGCCTCTGGCGCGTTGGTTTTCTGGGAGCTACTGGGCCGTCACTGGATTTTTTCTTCGAACATATTTCGGAGTCATTGTTTGCAATCGATAATAAAGCTCCCGGGTGGCAGTTATGTCGCTTACTGGATCGTGCGCATCAATCTCGATTCCAATATGGTTACAGACTGTGCTAAGCTTATAATTAGGGAGTCTGAGATCTGTTTTTGACACGAGCTTTGCAACGTCGGAGTAGACGTCAAGAGGACAATTAAAGAAGTAACTGCCATAATACTTATCACCGACGTCATGGAAAAGAGCTCGAATAAAGTTTATGTCGAAACCAATATTATATCCTGCAACAATAAATTTGTCTGACGAGTCGAATTTGTTGACATGTTTTTCCAGCCTTTTCTTAAAGCTTAATATCGCAAGATCAACTGGAGTGAATTCGGCGATCTCCTCCCGGGTGCGGCCATTTATTTCAAGAGCCCTATCGCTGATTTCTTTATTTTCAAGTGGTTTGATTTGGATTGAAAATTGATCTTTTACTTCTTCATCGATTTCAACAATGGCAGCTATTTCAATCGCTGAGTTTTTCTTTGAGTCCAGTCCCGTCGTCTCCGTGTCGGTCCATAGGATTTTTCCCATTGATTTCCTCCTGGCGTAACCTATGATTTTCCTCATACCAGGAAGTTCGATTTTGAATCTTTGGTTTTCGTCTCTCTGGTATATACCAATATCCTCTTGGACATTCATCCAGAGAGTATATTGCCCCGTTTGAGACGTTACAGTAGCACTTATCATCCGTTTTTGTCAACTGGTCGCACGGAAATGTGTTAAAACACTTCGGAATTGCATCTGATTGCTCTTTTTCAGCGACTTCTTGCTTGGGTCTATCTGTTCGTACTACTTCGCCTGTTTCATCGACGTCTAGCGTAATTGGCGACATTTACTATTCCTTGCAATGTATTTAATCATTCTCTTAAAGCTTCGTTCAAAACGTTCGCATCTATTTGTATTCCAATTCACATATTTTCTTTGCTGAAATGAAAGATAATAGTATTGACACTGATAAGCCAACCTGAACTGTTTAAAGTCTTCATGATGGCGAAAATGAATACATAATCCGCATCTTTCTCTTCTTAAATTCATACTCGTTTCCCATGGGTTGCTAGACGAGCCGGGTATCTGCGCTTTTTGCTACCGAGTTTATTGTATACATAGGCGCTTATCACCAAAGGGTTAATATAACATGTCGGCGCTATATGTCTACAAAATAAGCTAATTTTTGCTTTCCTCTACCAGATCTCTTCATTAATGGTGACATTAGAACAAGCTCATGTTTTGCTCGAGTTACACCAACATAAAATAATCGAAACAGAGAATCTTCAGAAATATCGCCATTTGCCTGCTCTCTTGCAGCAGCTGCTGATATATCTGGGTAAAGATAAACCACATCAGATTCTCCTCCTTTTACCGAATGGATCGTTCCTATGGTTATTGGCGGATGACCTTCAAGAATGTCTTTTGTTTTGAATTTCTTATATAACTTGATTGGATATTCAAGAGGCTTTCTTCTTTTCTGAAGCAGGCTTGTCATCAGCCAGTCTACGTCTCTGGCCAATGCCGGCTCTATAGCATCATCAGAAAGAGCCAAGCTTAAAACGTTCTCTGTGCTGTTGAGACCTTTTGAGTTCTTTTCGATCTCTTCTTTAAGTTTAGTCAGGACCTTTTTACCAACAACACGCTTTAGGCCGTTTTTCCCTACTCCTATATGTGAAGCCCAAGCTACAAACTGTGGTACATTCCAATATTTATTATCCGAACCACTCGATAGGAATGTAAATAGCAGGTCTCTTGCGGATGTCCTTGATTCACCGCCTCTTGCGAGCGGATTCCAGTCACCTCTCGTAGACCTGTATTTATTGCCGAAAGGCATGTTGTTTTCGACCAGTGCCTTCCTTACCGGTTCAATCATATATGAACACGATGCCAAAACCATAACAGTTCTTTTCAATTTCAACTGCTTTTCGATGTCATCGATTATTTCGTCTGGGCCAGAATATGTCTCTTCGATCGATCTAACAGCTCCGTTCTCAGGTCTGGGCTTGTATTCCTTGGCCTCACGATATCTAATACGATTCGTAATAGTCTTGGCAACGTTATGCACAGAGATGGGCACTCTATATGATTGATCAAGGACCATTTTCCTGTCGTCTGGTATTTCTGGTTGCAGAAAGGCATCTGGACTGGCACCGGTGAAAGAATAGATGGTTTGGTCATCATCTCCAACCAGCATGATCCAGTCCATATTTTCTCCCCAACCTCGGATTAAACTTAATTGAAGAGGCGTCAGGTCTTGGGCTTCATCCACAAACATTACCTTCGCCTTTCCGGGTGGCGGTATGCCCTGTTTAACAACTTCTTCTATAAGATCTGTAAAATCCATTACAGCATGAAGATTTTTGAATGCCGTCCACTTGTTATAAAAGCTGGCAACAGGCTGAAACCATTTTTCTTTTGGAATCATCTTCGCCCTTGCGATGTCCATCTTATACAGCAACGAGTCTCCATCAGTATCACCACGCTCATTCACACCACCTTCATCTAAGGATCCGAGTTTAGACCCAAAGACCCGAAGTCTCGGATATGCCGTGTTCCATTTTTCAGAGAAGTTATCCTGGGCGGTCAATTTTGGAAAACCCAAAGCCCTGTAGCACAGAGAATGAAGAGTCCCCACACAATTATCGTCAACCTCTAATCCTTTACTGATTATTTGCTTTGCTGCAGCTTTTGTAAAGGACGTTACCACAACTCCATCAGACCCGTATTTCTTTACAGCTTTTGGAATTGACACTTTTGCAAGTCTTGTCGTTTTTCCAGTCCCCGGAGGCCCAAAAAGTCGGTATTCATTTAGCATATATTTTCTCCATTTTTTCTCTTTTTATGCGCCACAATAAAAAAAGGTTGAATTTTTCTTTTTTCATGTCTTTTTAGTTGATTATTTTCTTTTTTTGGTTGAATATTCATTGCTTTTTGGTTGAATAATACGTGTTTTTAGTTGAATATTCTTCATAACCTACTGATATCATTCATTGTCAACCTTTTCTCCACCCACCTACCATATGACTTGTTTTATTACCCTATATAGAATAACGCCTAATTTGGGTTAAGTCTGTGATATCATTCAGCATAGCCCAAAAAAGTTTTTGGTTGATTCAACCTTTTTTCCCGAAAATTCAACTTTTTTTTCCACTAATTCAACCTTTTTTTCGGTCGTTTTTTTCATGTTTTTTTCTTCGCTTTTTCACAAAACCCAGAGAAAAACACTACAATGTAGCACCTTACACGGACTGAGATTCGCCGAATTTGCCAGAATCGATGGGTACTACTTTGTGGGTATCCGCCATAGCGTCATTGCCGCCTGCGCCCACCACATTGTGGTCATCCCAATTCAGGTACAAATCGACCGGAAAACCGTTGTGCATTACTTCCGGAACCTGCTTTAAGATTTCCGCTCGTTCGAACATATATTGGTCGTTCATTTCATCCTGTAACCCAAAGGCCCGTCGCTGCGCAACAACGGCTTTCTTGTAGGCCAGTGAACTTCGACCGTATTTGGCCAATATCTGCATGGTCATGCCTGATATGGTTTTGATTGCTTGACCCAGTTGAATTGCTGCCGATTCGTGTTCTTGATGTTTAAATCCTTCGAATTTCATAATTCTCTCCTTTTATCCTATTCTTGGTACTTGGTTAGCGTCTCGATTAGCTCCTGAAATACTGGTTCTATGTTAATACTACCATCCATCCTATTCATTCTGGCCAAAGACTGTTTGATAATAGATAACGCCTTTTCCACACGGAGCCATCCGATCCGGCCGCTGGTGCCGCCTTCATGGAAGTCCGACGGAAGAAGACCATCCTCGACTGGAGCTGGCCTTGGTTCTAGGGCCGTCTTGAAGGTCATCAACATCTCGCCAAGGTGTGATTCTGTTCGGCTTAATATATATCTAATTTCTTTGATATCTTCTTCCATTTTTCTTCCTCTTCTTCAATGCTTTGCCACAAGCCTGTTATGAGGTATCCCATAAACAGGTCTGTTTCGATATCGGTTTGTACAACGTCCTCTTTGAAAAGCCCAGAGTCCTTGGCGGATCTGAACACTCTGCCAAGTTCATCTTGCACCGCCCGGGGAACTAATAGCTGTATAAACATCTTGTCATCTGTCTCCAGCCAATCCTTTGGCGAAGACTTCTTTGCGATGGCCAGGGTAGCGATGTGCAGAAACAGTTCTGCTGTGCTTTCGAAGGCTTTGTCCATGATTCCTCTTTTTGTATTATTTAATTAAGGCAGTGGCCAGCTTTTGGGGATCTTCATATAAGCCTTCTTCTTTCGAAGATAGCTTCCATCTGCTTGATGTTCTACCAGCCAGATGTTAATGCCTTTGAAGCCGGCCTCCTTGAGATCGGCTCTGAGGCTTTTCTGATCGTAATCGCCTTCATTGTTTGCAAGGGTGAACCATGTGTGGAACTTTTTGACATTTAAGACCCATTCACCTTTATGCTTGAATGGCTGACCCGAAGACCAGACTTCTTTAAGCTTGACGTTTTTATTTGCAATGAACTTTTCAACATAGATAACTGTTGCATCTTGTATCTGCTCCATCCGGAGAGATCGCTCAACCTCTACAACAACGATGCTGAATGCCTGAGACAAGGCATCCCATTGCTTGACGCCGATTCTGGGGCGTACATTTGTTCTGTCTTGAAGGTTTTTTATAAACAGCAGTCTAGTTTGTAAGCTACCTTCAAGTTTTATCTCCCAAGCCGTTCCATCAGGTGCAATGACGTCTATAAAATAATCTACTTTTGGTTCGTTGATATGCTTTCTGATTTCTACAAACTTGAGAGGTTTTAGCAGCTTATTTATGTGATTTGTAACATCTTGAATAGTTTTTTGATCAAAAATCGTCCCGCTTGCCACGATTTTGTCTGTAAGCCGTTCAAACTCGTTTTTTTTAGCAGCTTCTTTTGCAAGTCTTATTGTTCGATCAAAATAATCTTTTCTAGTCATTTTGACCGGATCAAGCTCTCCGGTTTTGCGTCGATGATGGATAATCAGGTTGACGACCTTTTGATCACTCCATCCGGCTTCTACAGCCATATTCGCCAGACTTAAATCGTATTCTGATGGGCTTTTGAAGCCTCGTTTACCTGCCCATGTAGCATTGAATTGATCTTGCTGTGCTGATAGCTCGAATAAATCGTCCGCCTTGATCTCTACCTTTGGATTGACCTTTAATCCCGGATCTATCTTTATGTCTGAGAAAGTTCTATGTGTATCTTTTATTTTTTTGTCAGGGAGTTTGTCGAGGTCACGTTCGAGGTCAAGAGGATCATATCTTTTACCACTGTCTGATTGTACAGTCACTGCAGCAGGCTTTTTGCGTTTGCAATTATTGCTTCCCGCAGGCCGCAAAACCCGAGACAAGTCGAACACGCTGTCTATCGCCATGCCGTTGCGTTTCGCACGGTTCAAGATCGTGGCGTTCATACGTTGTTCGAGCTCTGCAGCTTGTTGGCGTTCAGCGTTATTATCAAATGACCAGAAATCATCGAATAGCCAATAGCAGTGTAATCCATAACCGCTATTTATGATAATGCTTGGATCCATGCCCTGTCCTTCGACCAGTGACAGAGCTTCCTTCATACTTTTGGGATACTTCTTACCCTTGTGGGCTTTGCTGTCTTCGCCATCGGGCTTTATATCGATGTCAACATATAGCCCGGGAATTCCTGAAATTTTACTTTTTGTGCATCGTTTCGAAGGTCCGAAGTCCTTAATACTTGTGCCAACCCCGAAGTATGTATCATCAGGGTTGGCACTTATGAAGTCCTCCGCTTCCTTTACCGTCTTAAACCATTTGGAGCGTTTTCCTTTCAGAGTCCATATTAAGATGTGATGATCGTTTGGTTTACCTTTGTATAGATCCTGAAGAAATGTTGTCATGGTAGCTCCTTATTTAGCCTCTTCCGGTATGAAAACTGATGCGGCCTGGTCAATATAAGGCAGGATCTTTTCCTTGTAGGCCACAACTGCCTTGACCTCTTCAGGTGTCAGAACCCCCGTCCTTTTGAACGTGATTTTGGCATATTCGATTCCGCCGGTATTCGTAGCCTTCTCCAGACCAAACTCGGTGAAAACACCGTGCATCGCTTGGACTTTGTTGGAAAGTGAGCTGAGATAGTTTCGACTGTTTTTCAAGGATCCAACTGGAACCCGAAGAACCGTCGGCAACAGACTATCTTCTCGGAGGATGAACATGATACGTTTCGTTGAGCAAGCCTTGCCTTTGCCTTTTCGTGCAGATCCGAATTCATCATTCGGACAGTCACAGCAATCACCGCCGGGGATGCCAGTACCAACTACGGCATCGTTTGAAAAACAATCGGGCGGTTGACCCTTGCCGGAATATTCATCTTCCCAATATGTTCGTTGAATCTGGGAGTGAATAATTACACCAGAGAATTCCTTTACGATCTCGTCATCTCCAGCCGTTGGAATCGTCCACATCGTAGAACCACCAGCTGGCGTCTTGATTGTGTCGAGATCTGAAATTGACAGAGCCTCTCCACCCAAGTTCAACTGAATGATTTCCATGACGTTTTGTTCCGGGTTCATGATTGCGTACTTCTCCTTTACAGCAACATCTTTTCCTGTCATAGCGTCTCCTTGCATTTTACAACCCGTTCAGTTGTCTTTCTTGGATGTCTCTATGGTCAATGCCACAGTGTTCTTGTACTTTGTTATTATTCCGCTGACTTCTTGACCCCGTCTCAGCTGTTCAGTTGACAGTACCAATAGGTTCGACTTTGTTCTGATAAGGTATTCACCGGCAAGTTTCTTGTGGTTCACGGGCTGTACGGTTAAAGTTAATTCTTTGCCGATAAATAATCCTGGCTCCCGCCTCAGAATTTTACGTTCGAGCGCTTCAATGTAAAAATCCATTGCTTCTCCATAACTTCGATAAGCTATGAATGCGAATGGTTGAATCCACCCGACGGAATAGTTCACAATTTTTAATGTTCTGTTGATTTTGCGATTTGTCTCGCAACCAGCCAAAACCAAAGCCCAATCGCCAGCATCTTGAGCAGCCCAAGTGCCAAACATTATCGTTTGCATAGCCTCTTCAAGTATGAACAATGCAAACGTTATGAGCCCCATAATTGACAAGATCGTTGCGATGGCAGCCAACTTTGATCGTGTATTGGATAGTAGCATGTCTCTCCGTGTTAGTCCAGAAAAAAATAAGATCTATAATGAAATAACTAATAGATACAAGATGTTGTGGCTGATATTCGGGTTCGTCTATGGAAGGTGTACTACTTTGTTGTACTGATGTACAAGGAGCCGTCAGGGTGGAGCCTTGGAACGAGACCACCTCTAAGAGTAGATAGATAGTTTATGCCAGTATCCTGGTCCACATGAAGACGCATTCCGGACCTTTTCCATCTACCTTTATCTGTGCTGTCTGTCGGCATATGATATGCATAAACAGCGAAAATAATTGCAAGAACACCTATTACAGCAAGGAATTTTATGACAACATTCATGTTTTGTACCTCCAAAAACAAAAAATCACTCAATAATGAGTAATTTTACTCAAAATTGAGTGATTTGGCTTACGTCGATTTTATTTACGGTGGCCCGGTTTATTCTGCAATTGCGACGGGCTTACCTTCTAGCTTTTGTATGTTTTTCACCAGACCATTGAAGGCTGTCTTGGCTGCCGACTTATTGGCCCAGTGATAATCAGCCCGGGCAAGACATTTATCGGCCCGCATGAGCTTCCATCGCCAACGTCCTGATTTTGGCATTGTGTAAAGTACAAGTTTTAGCATAATTCCTCCTCGAGTTTAATTAACGCGTCAGCCCTATTCTCGGCATAGTAGGGTTTCTTCACAACCTTGGAAACAAAAGGACTGCACTCGGCTTCAGAGATGTCTCGCCAATCGAAAAACCTCTTCACCTGCTTTGAATCATTAGTGTGTATATATCCCCACCAGAGATTCATAATTTCCTAAAATAATGGTAAAATGCGTTCATTTCAATTTCAAAGTGATATCCACTGTCATCGTTTGGAGCATACGCCAATCCCCATCGTTGCGAATTTGGCGGGGTTCTTACAAAATGAACTGTTTTATGATAAACATGCATGATATCATCGGACTGTATATACTCATAAACACGAAGTAGGCGAAATGGATCTCGAGCTTTTATACAAACACAATTATTCATTGTCTTTCTACCCAAAACGCTATTCCAGTTTCTTCTTCGTGTGGTGCCCAAAAATCTCGCCATATGGCCATTCGTTTTGCCTTTTTGCATGCATTCCACAAACCTTTTATTTTTCGACTTTCCTTAACAGTGGTATGCATGACACCGCCAACCAAGAAATGTGTTAGTCCGGTGCAAGCTCTAAATATCCCAGATTCTGGATATTGGTCTTTAACTTGGTCATAATAGCTTCTTGCAGTGTCTTTCATTTGAGCACATCTATATATTTGGTTTTTGGAGTATATGGGAAAACTATTTTCACATGGCTTCGCTTGTCGACATAACAGGCGCCGTTGGGCTTCCTGAACACACAGCCTCTAGCATCATAAGCCTGGCCGGTCTTTATGTTCTTGAAGACATGGAAACATCTTTTGTTTTGGAGGGTTTCGAGATCCACATTCATCCATTCTTCTTTGGTTCCTTGTAATGGAGCGAGTGGTTCGAATTGGGCGAGCTTGGCAAATACACCAAGAAAGAAGGGTAGTTCTTGAACAGAGTGACTTTGCTTTTCAAGGGAGTCTAGCAGGTTAAGAAGGTCTTTGTAATCGGAGTGAGACCATCCCAGGATATCGAGTTCCTGTTTAGCGTGTTTTCTTAATTTCATTTCATCCTCACAAGATCGTTTATTTCGTCGCTGAGCTCTGCCATGGCGTTAGAACAGGTTTTGATTTGAAACATTAGTTCTGGTGTTGGCTCTATATTGTATCTGCAAACAAGAAGATGCATCTCGTGTGAGATTTTCGTCAGCTTAAATACCATATCTCTAATTATTTGCATTTAAATATTCTGTCATAATAACCTACAAGACCTGCGGCTATTCCAATAAGAGATATGACTCCAAAGGCAACAACCTTGCCGTTTTCAGAGGCAAGCATATCAGAAACCATCTGCCAGTACAAGGTTCCGCAAAATATAGCCGCAATTATCCAGAATAAAACACGAGCTGGTTTCATATTTCTCCTTTTATTTCCGTCGATCGGGTTGATCTCTTCTATCAATACCAGATCTTCTTTCAGGGAAATAACATCCGTAACAATAGAAGCGTCTATCCCGAGTCAACCGGCGTGGTCTCCGGCCTTTCATCAATCAAATCCTTTTGTGCCTTTGCAATTAATTCAGAAACATCGATCTTCCTTGGATCATTGCCCTTATCGAGCTCAGAACAAAAATAGGCATGTGTCCAGCCAATTGTTTCAAAGATCATCATCTTACCAGAGTGACCCAACAGATCAGACATGAGCTTTTCATATGGATCTTGAAAATCTTTTTTGTAATCGTAGGGCATAATTTACGCGTCCTTTTTTGAAAAATTATTTTGGTCAAATTTCGATTTCTATGTGCCCAACCACGCCGTCATCGGCTGTGATTTTTGAGATGCTTTCTCCATCGTTCCAGATAAGAGTAGCTGAATACTTGCCAGTAGTTTCAGTCAAAATAGTTTTCATTTTATCAAGATAGTTTCCACTATCCAAGCCTTTGAGCTCTATCTTATCAATAAGAATCTCAAAAGCTTCCGGATTATATAGACCTTCTATATGGAATCCATGCAGAGGGCCGCTAATAGTGATATTTCCAAAAGTATTAGTAGTGAAGACAAGGTCTGGCATCGACAATATGTTCCTTAATGCTAAGCTTAGTCCTCCATCAGGTTTACCGTTCCATCCAGTAATATCGTATGGCATTTGCTTCTCCTATTTTACAAATTCAATAAAATGTTTTTTAAATACTTTGGTCGACATGGTATATCTTACTGGACCTTTTATGCTATAATATTTAGATATGATATCTTTTTCATGTGTTGGTTTAACTGACTCAACAGGGTGCCAAATAGCAATGAGGCTCGAGTTGATATTATCGCATTTATATAGTCTGCCTTCTTCGAAGACACTGACAGGATCTAAACATAATACTTTCACGGCTTCCTTATCTATACATCTGATGTAATGGTGTGTTTCAGCAAATTCTTTTGTAAAATTTTCCCTTTATACCTATCATTTAATTTATTGACGAGCTTATGCAAGTCCCCTGAATCCATGACGTAAATAATGTTCTTATCTGTTACAATAGATTGAATATTATCAGTTAAAAAATGGAAGATATCCTGGCGATAGTTTGTTGCTGGTTTTGCCCTGTCAATGAGCTCACAGTCTGGCTCTTGCTTTTTTGTCCTGTTCAACCAATTCATCTTCTCCACGTCAGGCGACACCATATATGAATCGCAGCTTTCAATGAAGAAATCAGCATTACACTGATACAAAAGATCAGGATCCCAAAACGTACACATTGAATTTACACATGGCTCCATAGTTATTCTCCTTCCTGCATCCAGCCTTCTTTTAGTCGCGCGAGTGAACATGAATTCTGCCATTTTTATCCTTTTGAGATGGGATGCTGAGGCCTGGACCATGCATAAGGGCATCGGTCATCCTCCCTGTGCTATTCACCCCAACATCCCATTTTATATCCGGTCTACTTGCAACCTATTTGATCCTTCAGGTCTTTCTCAACCGATTACAAATGCATTTGACTATTCGAATGCTAAACAAAAAGTCAACTTTACCCTGCTCGATCTGGCTTGACAACCAGCGTTAGAGCTAAGTTTTGTCCATAAATAATGATTGCCTGCAAATAATTACCAAGTAGTTTACAGCTCGGATCATCGAGCACCGGAAGATATAGTTGGATTCAGATTGTGATATGGACGGGCCGAATATCCTTTCGACCCGCCCTTTCCATTTTATTTGCTTTCTGTATTACAAGTACAGAGCTAAATGGGACGCTCCATTGCTTCATGAACAGTGGTAGTAAAACTAATTTCATCACGCTCTACCGCTGAGCTACTGGCCCATAAGTTTTTTTATGGAGGGCCAGGCCGGATCCGAACCGGCGACCTTGATGGTTAAAGTCTACACTGCCAATCGCTTTAAGGAGAGACCGGACAAAACTGAGGACTCAATAAACTGTTACTATGCGACAAGCACAGATTAAGCCATGAGGCCGCTTGAGGCTTCTAACACTAACACTAAGCAATTAAACTGAGTCCTTAGCTTTTTTGAGACGGTGTTTTGCCTCAATTTTATTTTGTTTTTTTGCACGCTTTGCTTTATTCTTTTCCCATCGGCGTTCAGCGTTGTAACGTTGATGGGATGGACTTTTCATAAGACGTCCATGTTTCTTGTCTCCACTGCTTTTCTTTCGTGACTTGGGCATTCTGGATCACCTCCTTTAGATAGTTACCAGAATGGGCCACCTCCTATGCAATAGAACATCATGTACTCCTTTCGTTAAGCAGTGGTTACAGCCTTGCCTCGTAAGGGTTTCTTCGAAGGTTAGGGCTTATGGATATAATCGTATAAAACTTGGCCAATGTCAAGCTTCACGATCTTTGTTGAGTTGGCACGCTGCCGGGCCTGTTTGACAGAGCGAAGTAATTCGTCAACTTTTTCAAGCAACTCAGACTTCTCTGCTGTCGACAGCATGCCAGCCCAATACGTCTTTTTATACAAACCGATGTTTACCGTCTCAGCGATTTTCTCGACCTGAGCCGGCAACGAAGACCCACCTTCCCCATCCTTGGGGAACTTAGCTTCGTATAAAACCTGAGCCCTGAAAACCTTTTCAGTTTTGAAAGCTTCCTCTGGAACCTCAGATTTATAGACATCATCTGCCACCGAAGGATCTAATTTCCATTCGATACCCGGTGGAAGCGTAGGAATTCCTGCATATACTTCGCGGACTTGACGCAAGCGGCTTTCCAAACCAAGCAATAAAGTAGCCGGCATCTGTGGGAGCAGAACCTTTCCACCAACCACGAGATCAGCACAGGCTGTTTGATTTGTGCTTTCTTTTTGAGCGATCGCATTGAAGTAGCGAATGGTAGAGACCCAGACATAAGCAAGTTTTTCACGGACAGTAGTAGTCCGAGCAACTTGCTCCGTGGTATTTTCTTTCTGCCGTTCATCAGCAAACATAACGAGCGGACGAACAAAGCCGATGAAATGGTTCTTCTTCTTGGTGAATGTGTTGAGTGCTTCAGCGAGAACCTTCCTCCAGATTCCTTCGAGGTCCCCTTCTACCGCCAAGAGCTCGTGTAGCTTTCCTGCCATGATATCCTCCTTTGACTTTTAGATTGTATTGAATAATTTTATCCAATCGTTTGATTAATGTTTCTCTTTTATATAAATTGCAGGGACAATCACTGAATCCTTTGACCCGGTCAAATAATTTAGCACAAACCTCACACCAGTTGCTGATCTTTGGATTTGGTTCGGTATAAACTGTCCATCGTGGACATGTATCGGTGAAATCTTTGTTCTCGAGACTGGACTTGATTGATATCAGTCGAGCAACACCGTTGGTTGACATTTTAATCGTTTGCATCGATAGCACCTCTAGTTATAGTGACAAGCTTACACACGCCACCCTTTGCCAATCCCGTATCAGTGTGTCCAGGCGTCCGGATAATCACACTTACTCTCAGCTTGTCGGATGACCCCTCGGTCCATGTTTTGTGTTGCCCCCTAAAAATAACTAATCGAAAATTCATTTATTGTGTGGGCGAGGCAGGATTTGAACCTGCACGATGTCATTTTAAAGTACTCAAGGTGATTTGACTCTCATCGGCTCATATATCCGATACCCTTGCGTCTATCTAAACTTATCAATGGTATCTACACGTATTTGGAACTTCCCTACACCCCAACTTCGCCCTCGATACCAATTCCGCCACTTCGCCCATGTTTAATTTTGATGGTAAGGCTCCACCCCGTTTAAGGCCACCTGCCACACGCTCAGATTGTTTCACCTGCGCCCCTTACCAATGGTAAGCCTACACACGCCACCCTTTGCCAAGCCCGTTTCAGTGTGTTCAGGCGTCCGAATAATCACACTTACTCTCAGCTTGTCGGATGACCCCTCGGTCCATGCCAAGGGCCAGAGTGCTTGCTCTGGGAGAGCCCTTTGTTTCAGGCTCGCTTCCCTCGGCCCACGATTCGAACGTGGTTAAGACTTTTTATTATATTTTCCAGTACCTCTGAAAACAGTCCCAGGGCCTTTATCCCAATCCATTTTGTCTTCATGACCGGGACAATAGTCTCTAGGCCATGGCGATGTTCCTCCATGGTGAGACCCATATCTGAATCCACATCTTTCACAGACTTCATCTAAATATGAATCCATCGATGGAATCTCTTGGTATTTACGAAGCATGTTAAGCCTTCCTATATTTTACCATTTTATAGCCGCAACGATTGCACCTATAATGGTTGTGATTGTCTTTCATCGGGACCTTTACGAATTTTCCTCCACATTCTTTGTGTTTCATGAGATCTCCTTATGGCGAATCCCCGAGGAATTGAACCTCGCTCAGTCGGGTTTGGAGCCCGACTCGCCAGCCTTGGAACATGGGGACCCGTAGATTGTTAGTTCCAACTGGCCTACAGGCACAGATGCATTGGATGAATTGGCACTTCTTGCCCGAACAACCGCATTCATGAAGTTAATTTCACCACCTTCTTCATGTTTCAACAAGAAAGCATCAATCATATTAATGACATCATTCTCAGAGAATATATATTTTGTAGTTGTATTTGTTGTTTTATGCATGGTTTTCCTTGGAGCGGACGGGAGGAGTCAAACCTCCGACCTCCGTGCTGGTGGCACGGCGCTCTATCGTAAGGGTGCGCTTACCCCTCTTTGAGCTACGCCCGCTTTATTCGATCTCTGTTGCAGTATATTCGGGTACAGATTCTCCAAAAACTTTAAACTTTTTTATTTCGCCGGCTTCATTGCGAACAATAACTTCTGTTTCGTTGCCACTGATAATTGAATAATCACCTTCGGCATCTGTTTTGTCAGCCCATTTTTCAGCAGCTGACTCAAAGCTACGCGCTCTTATCTTATACCATTCTTCATCATATTCAGGTTCATTAACCATGAATATTGGAGGACATTTATGAGAATTTGGGAAGAGCATAAAGTTTCCACAAGTTTCACACCAATCAGCTGACATACCTACTCCTTTTTTGGATGGAAGCCCCTCCAGGATTCGAACCTGGGAAAATTACGGGTCCAAGGCCCGTCGTGTTAAGCCACTTCACCAAGGGGCTTTTGTGGGGTGACCGGTGGGGCTCGAACCCACTTGCAATAGAGCCACAGTCTATCGGCGTACCCGTATGCCTCCGGCCACAAAGCTTAACACAGTATGATAACCTTTGTGGTCGGACGTTATTGGACATAGGAGAGGCAGCTATTATTATGGAACTGTCAGCGCACCAAGTTACTTGTGGAACGGATCACTGGTTAATCCAGACTGACGAAGCTCGACCTCTATGCATACTATTTCCATCTCGCACTCGATGGTATTACCCAGCAGTGTCTTGGTTGGTCCACTACTCAATGTCCAAAATTGGCTTGTCCTAATCTTCTGTCAAGCGTCGACGTCTTTCTGCTAAGCACCCTTTTGACATTACCTCTTTGAGCTACGCCCGCTTTTATTTTAGACCTTAAAGAGAGCTTCTTTTTCGATCTTACATACTTTGCTGAGGCACTGTCGGTTCAGGTTCAGGGCCTTCGCTCCATCAGCAGGTATGGGATATCCGGTTTCCATGAAAATAGAGATGGCCTTATGTCTTGCCATTGGACGGACCTTGCGACCTTTGATTTTCCGAAGAGCTCTGCGCCTGGCCAAATTGATACCGGTGACTTCGTTGAACTTATCCATTTTGCTGCAGAGAGCAATTCCGGAAGCAATTTTGTTGCCGTCCTTGATGATACATTCGGTGATAACTGGGTTGTTTTTTCTATTGCCGATTATTGCGTTGTGAAATCTAATGAGTTCCACGAGTTTGTTCCTCCTTTATTTTATTGTGTGTGTAAAGTTTAATGTAAAACATTATATCCCATAAGAAAGCGTGATGTGCCAATTAATTTTATTTTATGAAGAGAAATATTCCATGTCATAGAAAGCGATATCAATGAGTCATATAAAATGGAATGATTTATTTCAACTGATCGCATCCAATTGAACAATACTGGGAACAATTTTAATTGATTATTAATTGCATATAATTCAATGTATTTGGATGATATGGAATTGTTTATCGAATCGTAAAGTAGCTATAGCAACAAATTCCAAGCCATATTAACGGATGACATTTATGAATTAAACGAGACAATATTTATTTGTATAAAATCTGATGCAATTATGAATTGGATCGGATACTTCTTGAAGGCATAAAATCAAATTCCAATTAAATAATATATTTTATGGAAGACTAAGCCAAGCCATAATGTTCGATTGTAAAATAAGACATTGCGAATGGCAGATTATGACATTACAAAACAATCTATCCGATGGCATACTATTGGTGGATAAAATCGGAACATATTCAATGGCATATAGCCTGATGATATGTTATTGAATTATTGATTCCATAATATTTGGTTCAATTATGCGCGATCGCATGCGATGCAATTGATTATGTCATACGATCAGATGCGAAGGCATATAATACGGTCTGATGGTATTGAGTATTAAAGCGATAATATAAAATAGAATAGGTTCAAATACGGTCCCACTCTAAATTATTGTATTTTAATTTTGCATAATATTTTATTTCATCGAATCGAATGGGATCGGACCTTGAGTTATCGATTAATATAATATGGCATGAGATTATAGATCGGATCAAATCGAATCGAAACGCATAATATCTGATGAGATGAGATTAATTCATAATATAAGATAGCATCTCACGGAATCAAATATTACTAGATCAAATTATTTATTCAAAAGCATAGCATCGTGTATTATGGAACGGTACTATAGCGGACTATACATTCCATGCGAAGGGATCTTTTTCAATTCCAGTTAATAAAATAATGCATATGATTTGATGGAAGCTTATCGAACTCCATGCAATGATATTAAATACATTTATTCTATTACATTGTATCACAGAGGACTCAATTCGATGGTATTGAATCAATCATTGATCAAATAGAAACATATGCTACCTAAGCAAGGCAAATTCTATAATGCATAGCATATTATCGGATCCTGAGATAAGGGATCGAACGGAACCGTATGACATTTCTTATGAATAAAATACGAGTCTATGGTATCTAAATGCATACTATCGAACAACACAGGATAGGAAGACATGGGTAAACGGCAATTGCCGCTTACCCAAGGTTTCCGTTTACTCTGTTTTGATGGCATCCAGTGCGGCTTTTGTGTCGTCTTCCAGTCCAATTTCCTGTGCACGACACTCGGAGTTTTTTGCGACTCCAAGCGAATTGCCCAGTTTATGAACGACTTCACCGGTTTTCAATGGAATTTCACCATTGAGAACCTTATCTGCAGCATCTGTTAGCGTGTCAGTGATCTTTGACATGATTACTCCTTCCGTATTTGTTGCGATTTTAGGGATTTTACGGCGTATACGACAGGCCATCTTCAACCTTGCACTTGAGTATCCTCCACATTCCATAACCTGCTGCCCTTCCGCCGCCTTGACCGGCATTTGCTGATTGAACGATTGCCATTTTAACTTCGTGTTGATTTTCCAGGAACTTTTTGAAGGGGCCTTCGATGGAAACATTTAGAAGATATTCAAATTGAAATGGAGAATCAATAAATTCATAACGACAAAAGGCCCCGACTTTTGGCGTAGGATGTTGATCATGAACACCATCCACTTCTTTTATAATCTTACCATTACCATTCATTGAAGGCCGATGCAAGAAAACATGATAAGGACGGACATGAACATATTTTCTAAGATGCTTGTTCGATGGCTTTTTGCCACGGTCTGCAGCAGTTTTATAGAAATACTGCGGGAAAAGCTCAACGGCAGCATCACGAAACCCACCATAAAGACAATGAGCACCGATACATGGGATATCACCGTTTTGCTTGTCTTTTTTGAAAACATTCAATGGATTCGCATATTGATGTTTTGAATGATCTTGATACTTTTTGACAGCCTCAGCTGCCCCCTTTGTATCACCCTTTTGTGTGAGTCTTTCAACTTCTGCCTTGACGATCATGTAAAGGAGCTCCTTTACATTTTTCTCGGGTGCAACTTTGAGATCTGCACAATCGTCCGGTACTGCCCCGCGCCACGCGGAATCTGCCTGTCCAACAATTCTGAATGTGTACGGTCCTGGTGCTTTCTTTTTCATTTTCTCTCTCCTTATAAGCATTCAATACTATTGTACTGTTAAGGCCAATCCTTGTTTGTACAGTATTGAAATAATAAACGTAGGATTTTATTGGATCCTATGAGATTTTGCATTTGATGATAGTGCATTGCGTAGAGTTTTATCGAACCGAATCCAAATAGAATTTGAATTATATAAGATAGGGTCGAAGCAAACTGGATAATGCGGCAAGGCATGCTATCCCATGCTATTATTAATGAAATCGGATCTGATCGCTTCTGAAGGCATGATATGGAATACTATTCGAATACAAGAATCATCATATAGCCTCCTTTTAATATTTTGGAAGCGGGGGCGGGATTTGAACCCGCGAAGAGGTGCTTATGAGACACCTAGGTTAGACCAGACTACCTTACCCCGCATCATTTATCGCAGCCGCTATGGATAGCAGCCCATCTTTAATATCTCTACCAGCACCCTCGATTGCAGTTGGTAAATCACTTATGTTTATTTCTCCTCCAGCACTTGAAACTGCAGAGGCTAAGGTTTCAAGCCCTTCCTTTACTTGCATTGAATGGCCTTCAATTGCTCCAAATTGAGTTGAAGCATTTCCATTTCCTAAATATTTTAAGTTATATGCAACATTGCCGATTTCTTCAATTAATCTATCAACTTGTTTTGATGTCATAACAGCGTAAATCCTTTTTCTTGATATTTATATAAATGATTCTCGACAAAGGCTGACCCAGTCGATTTTAAGCAAATAGCATAGGCAGGGACCCCGTTGTCACCTCCAGAACCGTCCGGTAATTTGACGTCGATGGCAACACCCTGCCTATGCTTTGGTTGAGCGAACAGACAGAACCGTATTGGCTGATAGATGGCCTTTAAGAGGATCAGGCAATGGTTCTTCAGCTTCAACCTGATGGCGAATGTAAGACGAAATGCTGTGGTGATTAAATCCAACAGTAACATATTCCTCTAGACCCGACTCTTTTAGAGCCTTAACTACTTGCTCTTTCGTGCTTTCGACTTTAGCCCAGATGTCTTTGCGAATATGTACTGCCCGGCCGCTGATGTTGATATTTTGAATACCATCATCAATCATGTCATCGAGTAGTTCCGGCCCTATTACCTCTAGGCGCCTGGTGATCTCGTTCAGACGGTTTTTGATTTCTGCCTTTTCACCTTCGAGTTCCGCGAACTCCTTAAGCCTATCCGTGTCCATAATCTTCCTCCAAAAAAAAGTTATTCACGAAACAATAAAACAACAGTGTTGTTATCCACAGCTCGCAGCCTCCGGTTGAAGGCTTTGAGCTGTCTATGTGCATTGGTGTATCTTTTATAGTTTGGATCATGCTTTCTAAGTTGAAAAATCTTAATCATAGCATGATCTATCTCAGCAATAAGGGTCTTCCTGCTACATGTCATTTTTACTATGTGCATCGAGTCCCTCCAGCGACTGGATATATCGAACAACATTTTCAGACCAACCATCGATATGTGTCCAAGGCCCGTAACCAACGCCATTTTGATATGAAGCAACGTTAATCACATAAGAAGGAATGCCATGTTTAGGATCAGGCACACGATCATGAGATTGTTCGTCTGTGATGGCAATTAACCGATCATGAGGGATATTATATGCCTGAGAAACAGCTTCACCAAAGTTGGTTCCACCGTTGTCCTGAGACCTCGTGATCGCTTCTCCGAGGGCAAAACCTCTCCTGTTAGGAACATTCACAGGATGATAAGAGAAAGATATAATCTGGATCTCTGTGCAAATTTCCCGAAGTAAGATAGCCAGGCCTTCAGCAGCTTTCATCCGATTAATATCAGATCGCTGGGATATAGGTGAAAACATAGACCCAGAGACATCAACCAGCAAGATGGTCCTACCAGTGAGCTTGGTCATATTTTCGGTACATTCGAGCATCTTGGCTTCGATGACATCAGAATAATTGGGCCCATACTTTTCAGCTGCAATGAATCTGAAAGGCAAAATGCGATAGGGTTTCATTTTCACTATGGCTTCACGAACCAGATTTCGATCGACACCATCACGGTCAAAGTTCCGCAGGTTTCGAAGCACTGCCATGCCACCCATTTTATTTTCACGAAGCAGGTCTTCCCAGACATCCTTCTTGGATACGCCATGAGCCTTTGCACCGGAGAGACCAACTTCCCAGGTCTTGGGTGTTGCCAGATTGTCATTCAAAAGCCGTTCAAAGATTCCTGACTGTGCAAGATCTTTAGGCTTCGCATGGCATAGCGTCAGTACGTCCTTCAACGTGATGTCGCTTTTGCGATTGTATTTCGCAATTTGGTATTCATCAAATTTGTTGAAGGCATCAGACAGACCACGTTTGATCTGATTGGACAGAGGTACCTTGCCGTCTTTCCAATAGATAGCCAGAAATTCCGACAGTTCATCGGGGCGATTGATAACAGAAGCAAGGGTTCTGCGAATGAGCTGAGCCTTCATCCTCCATACGCTACCGGTGTTGGCATTGCAAAGATTTGCAAGCTCTTTAACCAACAGCAAAGGAACATGCCGGAGGTACATTTTATGCCGGGCTTTTACTGCCATGGAAGAGATGAATTCGGGAGAGACCTGCTTGCAAAGGTCGCTGATCCTGTCGGCAATTGCCTGACCGGACTCATAGAACTGGTTTTCCCACAGCATATTAGCCATGATAGACCTTTCGAGTTGTAACTCAGCGTTGATTGCTTTGGCAGGAGCGCCTTCGTGGGTGTGGATACGATGTTTTGTTGCGGTATTCAATTTCATTTTTTCTCTCCTTAGAAGTAAGTTGCGGCAAACTCGTATACCGAGGAACAGGCGACGGGAGTATTTTCATGTCCGAAGTATCTCCTGTCTACGCCATCGGTATGTAAGGAGCTTGCCAGGGAAAGTAGTGGTTCGGGTATATGGTTTCGTTTTGCGCGAAGTAACCCAGACCTGCGCCACTGGCAAATCGTAAGCATTGAGGAAGAGACGGCAGAGAGCTTTGTGATATTAGAAGTATCGAAGTATCTCTGACCTGCGCCATCAATGCTTATATAAAGTTTTGCTGAGGAAAAAGGCGGAGAGAGAAGCTATAACCTGCTCTACCAGCTGAGCTACGTTCTCCATAAAATTATGGGGAGAACGATGGGACTCGAACCCACGACTAGGGCATCCTATTGCGAAGTATCTCTTTCCTACGCCATCAGCAAATTGTTTTTTTGCAGGCATTGACGACATTCCCACCAGCACATCATCTTTGCCTGGTTGATCTATTCTATTTCTTAGTATTAACTTAGCCCGAGTTCCCTCATTTATCTTTACAGGCTCTGCTGCCGATAGGTGGGTTCCACGGCTTAGTCACTCAGGCGAAACCATCTTTCAAGAGCCTTGTTATATATGTTAATCTGGGGAAAGGGCGACAAGGGAGACTGCCTTTCGGCAATGCGTATCATTATAAGCGAAGTAACCCTTTATCTACGCCACCAGATTATATCCAAAAAAATAAAATCAGAAAGGTATAAAATTAATAACCCAGAACAGATTGTACGACAGCTTTCTTATGCTTTAGCGCATATGAGATTTTAATGTCAACAGTTTTTTTGCAGACTACATGGTAATATGTTACAGATCTTAGCTGTCCGGGCCTGTCAGTACGTGCTAAAAACTGTTCATAATCACCAAGACTACAGCCTGTAGATGAAAAGATTACATACGCGCTTCGTGTTAAATCTACGCCCTCTTTTCCAGACTGAATTTGTACAGCTAAGGAATTAAATTTTCCTTGTTTCCACTCCTTAAGCTCGTTAGCATGACCAGATAATTCAGCACATGTTCTGTTAAGGCTTTTGCATAGATCCTTTATACGCTGGAGTTCAGGAGTAAATTTTGCACAGATGACAACTGGTTCGTCTTCTGGTAGATCAGTCAAGATTTCCTTGATTTCATCAAGTTTGGAAGTGTCTTGATATGTTCTTGTCCCATCATCAAGCTGCACAATTCCTGCGGTCATTTGAGTCAGCCTCAGTAATTTTACGAGGGCATTATCGGCAGTGATTTCACCGGTAGCAACTTTTGCAAAAAATTCTTTGTCGAATTCGTTATATATTTTTTGCATCTTTGGAGATAGGAGCACTGGACGGTTTACATGAAGTACCGGCGGAAGGTCAAGTACATCACGCTTCTTCACCATGTACATGCGATCGAATATCTTGTCATGCATCTCCTGTTTATTGACCCACTGAATTACCTGTCGCATCTCATAACCACCCATAATGCAGTAGTGCTGTCTGAATCTGCTGAAATTTGTTCCAAATACATACGGACTCAGTGCACGGTATTGCGAATAGATGTCCAGAGGACTGTGTGGCATAGGTGTTCCTGATAGCCACAACTTGTGTTCGATTTGGCCAGCGATTGCCTTAGCTCCCCATGAAGCTTTACCACCTGGAGACTTAATGCGGTGGGCTTCATCTAATATTAAGCCCTCCCAATTATAGGACATAAGCAATCCGGGCTTGATAATGGTGCCGCGTTTGTTTCTAATGGGACCCAAAGGCTCTCGCCAAAACGATTCATAGTTCACCACCAATGCGATGGGCAAACCCTTTATGATCGAATGCGAGATCTGTCTTCTGAAGTTTTCAGTTTTCTTTGCAACGGATAATTTGCTTGGATCATATACCACGCTGTAGTTATTGTAGCTGTGCAAATCGAATTGTTCAGGCCACACTTCGATGACGTTCTTTGGACATACTATGAGCACCGAGCTGAGACCGAGACCATTACAATAATCGATCGCAGCTTTAGTTTTACCCGTACCCATATCCATTGCATAGTAGAAGGACTTTCTATTCTTGGCTAAGTTCCAAGCTTTTACCTGATGGTCCCACGGTTTTGTCTTACTCGGTGGATAGTTCATTTATTCCTTCTAGTTCAGATTGTTCGATAGTAGCAATTTCTCTCTTCCAACGACCCATGTATTCTTCAATAGATTTGATTGCAGAGGGATCCGTGTAAAGGATATCTCCAGTAAACACGTACGCATCGACAGTGTCCAGTGCTTCTTCGAGACTCATTTTAGTCCTCCTCTTCATATTTTATAGAGATTACGTTGTCTTTAAATTCTTCACCTTTATCCATTATTTCTTTGGCAAACATAGGGCTGGAATAATCAGCTTCATCAAGATCATAGATCCGCTTTTGTGTTGCAATTACTCCGGGCTCTAGTCCATCTTTAAAAACAAGCTCACAATTTTTTATCTTTACACTGATTTTAATTGTTTTTTTCATCTAATCAATTGGTTCCCAGATCGATGCAAACTCTTGACTTGTTCCTCTCCAGAAGATTCCTGGAATCCCTACAAGATTTATTTCGATTTCAATTGTGTTTGCATTGAAGTCGGCCATAAATATTTTCCCAATAGCAGCAGCGTTAGGGTTTTTTGTCTTATATGTTTTTGCATCGACAAAAACTCCATCCTTCCATTCTGTTGACATTTCCACCTCCAGAAAAAATAAATTCAAAGACAAATAATATTAAAACAGATTACCGTCTTTCCACTTTTTCGATTTCATGGGCCGGAGATTACCCCATTGTACTGCCATTGCGTTAGCTATACCATCGTAAGTTTCGCTTCTAAGCTTTTGCCTGTCCTCAGATGGCGGGAGTTTCCACATCTTCTGTTCTCTGCCTTCGACTATATTTGATGGCTTTAATAGTGGCAAACCCTTTAACCATAAGCATGTAGCTTTAGTCTCTCCGTGACCGAATTGCCATGGCTGAATAATTTGACTATATTTTTCATCGATCATCTCCAAGGCATAGTTGTGTGGAATAGGATTTTCTATTGCTATGAGCTCTATGTCTGCAGCTAGAAGCCTTCTGAAAAAGAATGCACCATCATACATCTTTGTCCATCTTCCTTTCTCAGTATAGAGCCATCTAATTCCACTGTTCGTAAGATAGGTGCATGGAGGATGGGCTATCATTAGATCGAAACCACCATTTATTATATCAAATACATCACCTTGATAATGCGGACCAGGAGATTCTGTGGGTAGAAAATCACACGAGATGGCATCATGATTGTGCTTGATGAAAGCATCCCTAACTTTACCGCTATATTCGCATGCGACCAGAACTTTCATATTGACAAACGTTTAAGCTCCCACTATATTGATTATATCAGTTGCCATTCCTACCTCGTACACTATCAAGGAGAAATTAATGTCTATAGAAGCGACCAATCCAAGTGGCCAGACAGTTGTGTTTGATGAAGATGTGCATACTTTCACCTTACAGGACTCGGGACTAAAGCTCAAGGGCGTTACCTCATTTCTTAGTTCTTTCTTTGGCAAGTTTGATTCTAAGTATTGGTCTGAGAGAAAAGCGAATGAACGTAAAATCACTGCCGAAGAGATACTTGCTGAGTGGGCAGCCAAAGCAAAAAAGGGTAGAGACGAAGGACATAACGTTCATTCATATGCTGAATATATTATAATGGCTCAGTATCTTGGAGTCAAGACCGAAGAACCAAAGCCTTTATCTAAAAGATGCTCGTTATTATTTGAATGTACAAGAGATGCTATCGAATGGTTAGCTGAGACGTATACTCCGACAGAGGTTGAGAAAATTGTCTTCTCTAAGAAGCTTGGTATCGCTGGGATTATAGACTGTCTGGCTGAAAACGATGAAAACGTTTGTATCATTGATTGGAAACAGAACAAAGAAATTAAAAGTTTTAATCCATACCAGAATGGACTTGGCCCAATTTCTCATTTGCAAGACCACGACTTTAATAAATACTCATTGCAGTTAAATTCCTACCGAAGAATTATGATAGAGGAGAATTATTTCCCCGGTATTCAACCAGAGAATTTCCGCATGATGCTGATGCATCTAACTCCTGATGGATTTTTTCCTATGAATGTTAAACCGATGGATGAAGAAATGGATGCTATGTTAGCGCAATCAAACAGCTTATTCCCTACCTTTTAATCTTTCATTATGTTTTTGACAGCATATACCTTTGACATAGTATCTGTTTCTTTATCTGCCCAATTTAGTAAGTCTTTCGCTAAATCTTCATTTTCAATAGCGATATGATGGGCATATGCCCTTAGTGCTTTTCTGGATGCTTCGGCATAGCGATCCTTGCCTTTTGGTTTTAAAACAAAATACTTCATTTCTAATCCTGACATATTGCCTCCGTTTTATTGATCCCCGCCCCGATCAATTATGCTTACTTCGATAAATAGCTCAGGCTCTACATTTTTCAGTAGTTAATTATCCTTCAGCCCCACATATCCCATACTGGTTTATTTTACAGTGTTCCATATATCAATGTCGACAAATTCTTCTACAGCTGCTTGATCCCAATGAAGTCCTATCTTTTCTACGAGCTTTTTCATGTTATCAAAATTTCCCTTTACGATTTCAAGAGAATCAATACGATGTACATTTTCTGGAAGATGTTTTTCCATTTCATCGAAACGTTCTTTATGAATATTGATCCATTTTTGCCACTCGTCAGGCGTTTGGCGTTTCCTCATGAATGATGTGTGCATGCAGGATTGTATGATCAGGTCATCTGGACGTTCAACTATAATGTATTGTGCTTCTGGGAAAGCTTTCATCCAGATAGGCCAGATAAGACAAACCTTTGCACCCTTGAAATACCATTCACCATCATCACGAAGACCTTGATTTCGCATTATCTTGCGAACATGGTCACGGATCTCTGCCGGGAAACCATTAACCATTTTCAGTAACTGTTCCATTGTTGGCAGAGGATCTTGGCCCATTGGATCACATTTCATAAGTTTCAACATGGGCTTAATGACCGTATTCCTGATTTTGGTGTTTTCATATTGTCCCTTGGGATTGAATCGTGTAGCATCGCAGACGTTACCACCCCAAGCCCCACTTCTAGCAATAATTCCAGCAACCATGCTCGTTCCAGATCGTGCACATCCGGTGATAAAGATCATTTAAGTCTCCTTACAGGTGTCCCGGCGTATGTCCCAGGTTCGGTTATGTCCTTGTTAACAAATGAATTTGCACCGATAATTGTATCGTGTACAATTCTGATCCCAGCAGCAATCTTTGAGCCGGCGCCAATATAACAATTACGTTCTATGTATGCGCCTTTCACTCGTGTTCGATCGGGCCCACCTCCAAGTGTAATAACATTGGGCCCAATAAATACGTTTTCTTCGAGATGCGTTCTATCTGCCAGAATCGCTCCAATCTTGATGATAACATCATGACCGATATAGCATAAAGGTCCAAGACGAACGCGTCCTTGCAGTAAAGCACCTTCTCTAATTGTTGATTCATCGCCTACCTCACAGTGGTTTCCTATCTTTACATTGTTTTCAATGATTAATTTTTCTCCTAACGCAGTGTAAGATCCGATTTTATAATGAACGTCCATACATTACCCCCCAATTAATATGTCTTGTATATTCATGCATATTTGTCCAGCCCCGCTGGTCAAAGAATTTTCTGAAATGTTTACGACCCAAAGACAATACGTGCGATGATCCACCTCCTCGCCATATCTTACCTGCTTCTGGGATAGGCATTTCGAGCATTACGTATCTACAGCGTGGAGATTCTATAGCCTTTTCCAATGATGCAATGGCTTCGTCGTTTGACATGTGTTCTAGAGTATGTGTAGACACAAAAATATCATGAGAGGGTATATTGTCCAGCTTGTGAAACCAATCATCCATCCTGATGGGTCCAAATTTTGGATGAGAAAGGCATTCGTCCAGTGCTGCATCACAAATATCATAACCAAACCAAGCATCGATGTCCGGGACTTGCTGAAGAATACTTTCAGCGAGAGCCCCTCTGTAGCATCCAAGCTCGAGAACAGTATGACGATGTGCGGGACCAACCATGTTAAAACCTTTTACGATCTGCTCGGTGGTATGGAATTCTTGATTCTGAAATAATGGATACCATATGTCATTTATGCGTTTTATCTCCATGAAGGTCATGTCTCCGCGAAGATATGCATTACGATAAAAGTCCCAGTTTCTCTGTTTTCTGTCTTTATGTGTTGTTTTTTCTATGACCTTGTCTATGGTATCCATCTCCTTGGGACCTCCCTATTATCCATGACAGCATATATTATTTCAAGCAGTTCGGCGATCCTGTGGCTGTCCGTGTGAGCCTGGCCTATAATGTTTGCAGCTTCATCGACCATCTCCTGTTGTCTTTTTATTGGGTCCGACAGTATTTTTCTGGCTACCGCAACGACGTCGCTGCAATCCTTTTTGTATGTATAAAAAAAATTATCACATCCAAATAAAATATTAGAAGCGTTTAATGGTGTCGTCATCAGCAATGTGCCTGAACCCATTACCTCAAACACCTTGCCAAATGGAGAGTTAACTACATATCCAGAACAGGCGAGAGCACAGAACGACGATGCTAGGTTGGCAGGATAGAACTTATGCCCAACGTTCCCATTTGTTCCGTTGATATGTATTAGATCAGCTCTTTTAAGTTGTTGTATTGCATTTCCTCTGGTTTTCCACAAGATCCTTGAGCCTATCTTATATGATCCGGTAAAGCCTATTCTGTGTTCACGAATAGAAAGCTTGTTTCTTTGGTATCTTAATAGTTGTTCATCACATGAGAATGGAAGCCATGGGTTTGGGTCATTTGGTATATGTCCTCGATGAACCAGGCAGAACCCATTTCGCTTATACCAATCCATATCTTTTACAGAATAATAATCGACCTCGATGCATAGCTTCGGGATATCTATATCCTTAAAGACTTCGAGCTCTGTGCTTTTCTTTATTGAATGATAGCTGTAGACAAGAATGATGTCAGGGTTGTGCTCTCTTACCCTTTTTAATATTTTTTCCGGTTCTATTCTTATGATTTCCGCGAATGCTTCAAGCTTCATTATGAAATCATAATGTAATCTTTTTGCACTGCTCATGAGGTGGTTGTGCCGGCGTGTTTTGAATACCCACAGGATTTTCATAGCTCACCGTTGTAGTCTCCGGTTCTTTTGGCAGGGGTTCCATAATATGTGCCCGGGATATTGATGTTTCGTGTTACAACTGAACCCGCACCAATTCGCGTGTTGTGGCATATCCTTATATGATCATTGATGACAGCCCCCATACCTACCCAGCAGTCAGTACCTATACGAGAAGATCCACCGATAGAAACATGAGTGGTGATCATTGTTCTGGGGCTAATATAAGAATTATGGCCGATATTATTATGAGAGCCGATGCTTACCCATTTGCATATTCTGGTTTCATCCAGCTCCGCCCTGACAATCGTATTCATTGGACCGATTAGAACGTTTTTTTCTATAACAACATTGCCCTGATGAAACATTCGGTAGATCACATCGTCTTCTCTGGCATATTTCATCCCATAAACAATGATGCTTGACGGATGCATACGTGCGCTGCCATGTATTTTATTTTTTGTTGGAGATTTGTTTTCGTAAATGCTGTTGTGATATTTGATGAATTCTACAAGGGGATTTTCACAAAAGAATGGCGTAAAACCATCATAAACAAAAGCCTTTGGGAGCATGTTTTTGTTCATGATGGCGATTATGTTTGATCGTGTTATAGCTTTCTTTATGAATTCTTGAAGCCAGTAATTATTGCTTATCCATACGACAGAATCATTCTTCAGGTTCGCTATCGAGCTCGTCCTCTTGATCTTCAGGTTCTTCGCCATTGTACTTAGCATTGTGAAGCTCCTCGAATGGAATGGTAAAGTTCCACGTTTCATGTGTATTATAAGCATCCATTACCCATTTTTCAGTACATGTGCTTGGACGAGGCTTTCCAGCAAAGGTAACAATGGTAGCATCCTTTGGTTTTTTTGAACTCTTGCCAGTTTTTAAAAGAACCTTATATGAGTACCAACCATCGATGTTATCCTGGACAATGTGAACACGTTTTTTCGCGTTCTTTATTTCGTTGCTCATGTACATCTGTTCCCATCGCCACTTCTTTATTGCTTCTCTATGATCAAAATTATTTAAAATCCAGCTCCAATCACCATTAAATACAGTGATTCCGTTAGCCCAGAACCCCATTTTAAGCATTCTTTTGTTTCTGGGTCTGCATAGGTATATTTCATCATCAGGACAGGTGGTAGCGAGCTCTCCGAGCCTGTCAATGTTATCAACGACAATTGTATCAAGCCCCGTAACGATCGTTGTTCCAACATGTTTCCACATCTCCAGCACAGCCCAGCTACTTGGCCATGGGTTTTTCAGTTCAAGCTCTACGACAAGGTCGTTGTTTATGGGTGTGTCGGTATAGCAAACAAATTCGTGTGAGATCGTCAGGTTTTTACGAACTTGAGCAGCTAAAGCGATAACATCTGTGGGTGAATAATCACCGCCTGATCTTAGGATAGTAACGAAATTTAACATTTCTCCTCCTTAAAGCCATTCTTTTTCTGGCACTTCTCCATATTGTACTGCAGGAACCCCACGCCATTTTGTACATGGCGGGATGTTTTTTGTAACAACCGCACCAGCCCCGATGACTGAGTTTGCCCCGATTGTTATTCCTGGTAGCACAGTTACGTTTATAGCTATTCTTGCACCCCTGCAAATTCGATATGGACGTTCTGTCCACTTACATATGTCACGCCTTCCATGGCACATGACAGGGTCATTGGCGCCTACGAACATTGGAGCTATAAAGACGAAATCTTCTATTATTATTTGTCGTGTAATATGGCACTGTGAATGGATCAAGCAATTATTTCCAACATAGGTTCCGCCGCCCTCAAAGACTGTAAGATGACCTATCAGCGTATTATCACCTATAGAGGTACCTTTCCTTAAAACACATCCGTTTCCTATGAAAGATTCCTTTCCGATCGAACACCCGGGCTCTATCGTAAGAAACTTTCCAAGCCTTGAAGTCGGATCGATCTTAACGCCAGGATATTTGAGCCATCTGAATAATTTTACCACAGGAACTCCTTGAGCTCTCCTTTTGGAAAGAATTCGCAGGCACTTTTAGGCGAAGCATTGAAGATCTGGATTCCAAGGTCTTTAGCATCCTTTTCAACGTGTTTTAAGGAGCTCAAAAATCTGTTGTACGGTGGATTCCCACCGCTTTTGTGGTCTTTATGATAATTATTGTTGCCACCAATTGCTTGCAAATCAAAACCGATTAAAACGATTCTGACAGCACCCAAATGATAGGCTACGTTAATGGCACTGTTGCCAGAACTTTTATTCCAAGCAATGTACCCGGGGTTAGTTTCTATTCCAAGCTGTTTCCCGCGACGCATAAAATGGATCCAATTATATCTTTCAACGCCGACAATGTTTGCGTTGTGGTTGCAACTGGCAGGTATGCCTTTGAATTTTTTATAGGCTTTTTCGTGCCATGTAATCCATTTTTTATCACCGAACCAACCAACATCGACCCAGTCACCAAGCATGAATGCATTGTTAACACCAATAACCTTGCGATTGTGTATAAGAGATAAGTCTGTGTCGTTTACACTCGGGCCTCCACCAATAATAAAGGCTGTTTCGCCTTCCCACCATGGTTCAGGTATCCAATACATAAGCTACTCCGATATAGTTATCCACTCTGCTTTAATAAATAAACATTCCCAACAGCCAAGGTCTAATATTGGGCATCGGGTTTCTGTATGGGGATAGACGGCTGTTACTTTAAAACAATAATAAATTTCGTCAGCCAAGTTTGGTGTGGTGAATTCTTGTTTTTCTAGGAAGGGCCATTCCTTGAATGCATTGCCAGCACTCCACCTATAGCCTTCTTCCCAAGTCTGATAAACTGTTTTGCAATAAATATTAAAATAGTCCACAGCTTGGGGGTTGTCGTGGGTGAAAGACATCGAGACTTTCCATGTGCCAGCTTGACATTGATCTATTAGCATAAACGTTATGATGATTATGCCAAAAACCAACACTAAAACAAAAGTTCTATGAAGCATCCGCCACCTCCGTCAGGCTTTTTCTTTAATTTGACAGTCCAGTGACCGTCGGCACCCCCACTTTTTCGGCCTCGAAAGGGGCTGACCAACCACCTCCCCAGGTTGGTACACCATTATCTGTTCCGGTTACCATGAATCGGAAAACATGGACACCATCAGGTAGGCCTAGAGGCTCGAGATTATAACTTGCGCTTCCATCACCGTTCGTTACGAATGGAGGGGCTTGTATATTCCCGTCTACTTCTGCAGTATATTCTGTTACACCGGCCATAGGTGCTAAGTTAATGCTTGCCGCTTGAACCCCTATAGGAAACAAGAGAAGAACTATGGCAATACCAGCTGCCGTTCCATTGCCGGTGCCATTGCTGTCCTTTCGGAACATGTTATATATGGCATAGAACAACGGACCCAAAGCCAATATGATCGCCTGAAGCGTTGTAGCATCTGCCCACTTAGCTCCGCCATATCCAAGCACGGTAGCAAGGGCTATGATGCCTCTGATTGTCGAGCTCTGTTTGATCCATTCAAAAAAATTAAACATATTATCCTCCTTTTTTGTTGAGCTTTATCTTTAGTTCTTCGATTTCCATTTGAAGAAACAGGATTTCTTCTTGAACCGACTGGGGTGTCGGTGGGTTCTTCATATAATGCTGCTGGAGTTGCCATACTCTTTCTTGCAAAAGCTTAAGTCTTTGAGAGTCTTTATATTGCTGATAGTCTCCAACCCAATAGTCCAGATCGGCAGACTTGGCTACATAATCGTTTAGACCAAAACACAAAGTAACGATGCTGGCAATAACAATGATTGCTGATGCAATCGATATGATTCGTTTAGATGTTTTCATTTTTTAATTGCCTTTATTAACCCTTTCAGCATGCCTTCTCCACTTTCACCAGCTTTGACACGCTTCTCTTTGCCTCGATGCCAGGTGGTAACTCCAAGGACAGACGCCCAAGCCACCCAGACAAACTGTGGAATTTCAGGTGCAGGCTGTTTGAGTGCCGGAAGCAGAAAATATACACAGAACATTGTTATTCCGAACATGTATCCGTTGAATGGACGCCAGCTGCGTTGTCCGAAATGCTCGCTTTTTGCTTCCACCTGCATCGTTTGGTTTACGATCTGAAGGCTTTCAACAGCTTGTCGACCCAGCTCAATTTCTTTATCGACAGCCACTCTCTGCAGTTCAACCATGAGCGTTGGGTCTTGTTCAAACCTTTTGGCTACTTCTTCGATTTCAACATCAGGACCAGCGCCTGCCACACCGCGCATGAGTGTGTGAACAAGGTTGCCTGAACCCGGCAAGACAACATTGGCTACCATTGGAGCAACAGCTTTTACACCATCAAAAATTGAATTCATTATATTTTTGCCCACGTTATCCTCCTTTGCCATTATCTATCTTTTTTTCAAGACGCTTGACAGCTGCTGCCATGACAGCAACGGACTGTCCAATTGATGTTATTGTTCTGGTATGCTCCTGAAGAATGCCAGTAGTATCACCTTTAGCATCTTCACGCATGTCGTCCATAATGTCCAACTGTTTACGAACGCCGTCAATCTTCATGCATATAAGCTTGTTACAGTTTTCACGATGTTGAGAACAGCCTGCATCAATGATGTCTTTGTTTTTGACAATTTCTTTGTGTATCTTGATTATTTCTTTTTCGAATTCATCAGATGGCAAGTATATCAATGTGCCATCTTCTTTAAACAACCTACGGTTAGCCTCGAACTTTGCTTCCCGTCTTGAAACAAAGATAATTAAAGTAAATAGCCCAGAAGAAAGTATTCCGAATAGAAAGGTTAGGATCGGCCAGTTCTGTCTCAAGGTTTCCATGTCTTCCTCACACATTAAAGAATTTAATCCAACGCTCGACCCGTAAGTAATTGCCTAAATCAATATGAAGCCAGCTAACATCGTTTTCAACCCTTGATATGTGCTCAAACTCAGGTTTTATTGGATTGTTTCTCATGTCCTGGCGGATTTCTTCTGCCGTATAATCAAAAAAGGCAAGGTCAAAGGCCCTGCCGAATCTGTGTTGACTTACATTACCGAACTTCAGTCCGTTACGGCCCTTTACATATTTGCTGCCTGCTTCACGATAGCCCCGCCAGTTATGTGTTCCATACATTCTTTGTTTTTCTGGTGACATGCTCCATGTATTCATAAGAGCAGGTCCGTACTTCTCCCGTAAGAGATCTATTGTTTCAAGGCCCTTTTGATCAAAGACCATCCACAATAGATCTCCCATAGTCGGATGCTGAGAGGTATAATAATCCTCTGAAAACAACTCTTTAAGCCCAAAGTACTTAGATTTATACATCGATGTCCTCAATCAACGGCATAAGAAGCTGTACTTCATAGCCATTCAGTTCATTGAAACGATGATCGTCTAAATCTACTTTAAGTTTGTAGATGCCTGGAAGCTTGAGTGGATCTTCCCGGAGAGATGCGACACGTTTTCTGAAGACTTCATCGTCTTCAGCTGTTTTGAATTTAAACTGCTGAATATTGCCCCTGACAACAGTTTTCGGTTCTCCTTTGTCATCCAGTTCTACATGTTCATCAATGAGCTCTTTCTTTTTATCGAAATAGTCTTCGAGCTCTTTACGTACCTTTTTGATGATTCGATTCAACCAGTAGTTAAATTTGAATGGCATGCTTCTTTTCAGAAGTGTGTCAAGCATCGGACTGGTCATCAAGTCTTCGGCCTCACCGACTGTGGTTTCGATTTCTTTTTTCTTTTTTTCTTTTTTCTTTTCGTCAATGTCAATTACTTCGTTCATTTTTCATTCTCCCCGTTTATTGATTATTGTTAAGAACCAGAGCTTGAATCCTGACAATCAGGATGGTTAGCATTTTCTGGCCGTTCACAAAATGTTGGCACTTCCGATTGAATTACCAGTAGTTCGTCTCTAAGCTCTTGATCTGTCATCTTACGCGGATCGAGCAAAGATGTCGAGTCATAAATTAAATCTTTTGATCTTACTCGAACAATGCGTCTAATGGCATGTTCCGCTCCTTCCTGTGCTGTCGGAAAAAAAGATTCAAGTACTCCCATTTCAACTGCTGTAATTGTTACTGTTAAGTCTGGCATTTTATCCTCCCTTCAAGTTCTTTTACTCTTGATTTCAATTTGTCGATTTCTGTTTCATGGATCTGAAGTTCGTTCAACATGGCCGGTGCTAAATGTTGATATTTAACTGAAAATAATTCTTTACTTCCGTCATCCTCGTCTACATTGTAATCAGCAAGAATTGAGGCAGCC